GAGAGCACGGCTAGGCCCCGGCGGCGGGTACCCCACTGGTCCGAGACGGTACTTGGTATCTGGAGCCTCTTGGAGTCCGCCTTCCCGGGAGGGGGCAGGGGCCGCGGTGCGCCGCAGGCTATGCGGGGGCGGATCTCCGGGCCGGTCCCTCCCCGGAAGACCACCCGGCAGCCGTTGCCACCTACGGAGGAGATTGTCAACATCCTAGGACGTAAAGCCCTGGAAAAGGCAAGTCACGTTATCACCCCCGGATCGCCAGGGCAGATGTCCCGTGAATCCTTCGACCTGGGCTACGAACGCGGTGAACACGAGCGGTTGACGGGTGACCGGCAGTGGATGAGGGAACAACTCCCGGGGGGAACCCAAGGCCGCCCCGAGGACTGGTCGTACGGGATGACCAACCAGGGCTACCTCTACGGGCGTCTAGGGGTTCCCGTCCACTGGGCGGATATCCTGCCCCGAAGTGAAATAGGCGCCGAACGACGAGGATTTAGTGAGGAAGGCCAGGTGACGATGCGGAAGATGCCCATCATCGCTCAGGAGGCGACCGCCGCACACGAGTTTGGGCATGCGTTCGCCCGGAAGGCGGCCAAGGGCAAGCTTGGGTACGAAAACCCAAACGCCCTTGTCTGGGAACCGGTAAAGCCTGATCTGTATCAGACCATGCTCATGAATCGGGTGCGGACCTACAAGAGTAGCATGAACAGCATCCGGGAACTGGAAGACGTGATCAAGGACGCCGAAGCGCAGGGGTTTCCCCCAAACGAGCAGTTTATGCACCCGATGTTTGAGGAGCCCCTTACACTTAGGCAGGTCAAGGACATCCACCAGGACTATGTCAAGTACGCCCTCTCCAACGAGGAGATCTTCGCCGACGTGATGCGTACCAGGCTCCTGTATCCCGAGCTCTCCACGAAGAAGGAACGGAACTACCTGAACCGCCTCGGGCGACACATCCCGGACTGGGATATCAAGTTCATGTTCCCGTTCCTAGCAGGGGCAGGGGCTGCGGCAGGGGACATCGAAGAGGAGAGGAAGTCCCGTGGGCGATAGCTACGTCAACCTACGTGCCGAGCTCCGGGCCCGACTCGGGAACCGGGGGACCACCCTTCCCGACTCGCGCCTGGACGGACCTCTTCGACACGCGATCGTCCAGTTGAGCTCTCCGGTCGTTCACAAGCATCAGATCCTGGAGACCCGGTTCTCGCTCACCACCGCCAACGGGCAGGCGGCGGGAGCCTCGGCCGACGAGCAGGCAGGGAGGTACACGACCCCGATCGCTCTGTGGACGATCTACTCGATGAGGGACGTGACCAACAACCGGAAGATATGGGTGTCCGGGCGCGGCGCCCAGGACATGGTGACCTCGTCTCCCGGCCAGCCGCGCTACTACTCGCGGTGGGGGCGCCAGCTCGAGTTCGATCCCAGGCCCAATGGAATCTTCACCATCAACATTCACGGGTACGCGAAGCCCACGTTCACCTTCGGTGGGGGTCCACCCGTGCTCCTCCAGGGCTCCTGTCCCCTGGACGACGAGTATGACGAGGGCGTCCTGCTCGGCGCCGAGTACCGGTGCTGGTTCAATGTCCTCCAGGACCCGAAGCGGGGGCTCCTCGTGAAGAACCAGCTCGCGGATTGGATGGAGACCATCGTCAGTCCGGACGAGGGGGATAAGGACGACCAGGGTGATACGATGATCGTGGACATGGAGGGTTACACCCAATGAGTATCGGACCTCACAGCCGGTCCTGGGTCGAGAACGACCCTGCGGGCGGTGACGACGCACGGATTATCGACGATGCCTGGGCGCGCAACGCGAGGGACCTCCGGGAGCGCCTTGTCACGGAACACCAGTGGAGTGTGGGGGCCAACGACGACGGCGCTCACAAGGCAGGCTCGGCGATCCTGGGCCTCGCCACAGGCAACGTCCCCGGGACGGATTACCCTCCGCATAATAGTGTCACTCCCCAGAAAGGGCTCGCGGTTGGGGTCGCGGGAGGGAACGAGCCGGGCCGTGTAATCCGCATCCGGTCCGGGAGCGAGCTAGGGCGCGCCCTCGTGTCCGCGGATGACGGGGCGGGCGCCGTCTGGGGCGATCTCGTGAAGCGGGTGAAGGCAGCGCCGGGGGTCTCGGCGCTCACGATCGATACCGGGAACCTGGACCTGGTCGGAGGCGCCGGGATCACCAAGGACGGGGGGGCCGCCACCGAGCTTGACTTTCACAATCATCAGCTCCGCCACCGGGACGTGAACACGTTGACGGTTGACGGTCACGACTTCATCCCGTGGGCCATCCCGGCGGTAGTGGGAACGGCTCCGGGGCTCACCTACCAACCCGTTGGAGACACCGCTGGCCATATTCTTGACGGTGGAGCCATTCGGACCATCGCAAACTTCACCACCTGGGCGGTCGCGGGACGGAGGACCCCCTCGCGTTGTATCCTCCTTGCCAAGGTAGGCCGCTTCATCCACACAGTGGGAGCCAGCAGCTTCATCGACATCTTCCTCGACGACGGAACTACCGAGCTAGCTGATAGCCGCGCCCGTGTCCCATCCATCGCCAACACCGACTACCGGGCGTGCATGTGCTTCGCAATTGTCACCGGAGTTACGGTGAACCCCACCTATCGCCTCCGGGTGGTGGGAGCCCCGTCCGATACGGCCACCGTCACCGCGGTCGATGTTCAGCTGTTCCTCATGGACCTGGGAATCGCCTAATGCCCGGTCTCCACCCTCGCCGCCGGCCTCGATTGCCAACCTCCCGAGCGGACATGTTCCAGCTCGCGGAGATGGCCCGTAAGCTGGTCCTACATGCGAAGGCTCTCGGTGAGGGCGGGGTGTGGCTTAGGAAGAACCCCGCCGAGCTGGAGGATAACCAGCTCGCGCTGGCCAAGAACGTGTACCGGTATAACGGAGCGTTGCTCACCTGGCCCGGGTCCGTAGCTAAAGGAGTTGCGGCCCCCTCCAGCATCATGGGGCTCACGAACCACTACCGGAACACGGGGGTAATCGACAACCTCCGGGCGCACTTGACGAACCTCCAACGGTGGGTCGGGTTCCCCACCGACGCTTGGCAGGATCTGTGGGAGGTCTACACGAAGGGCACCGTGAGCGGAATCGCGGGCCCCGTGGTGACCGGCTCCGGCACGACGTGGAACTCCCGGACGGTGGACACGGGCACCAAGGTATACCCCGGTGGCATGTTCTACCTAGACGCGGTTGGACCTCCTGGCGTCCCGATCCTTACCGTGGACTCGGACCTGCAGATTACCTTGGCGAGCTCCCCCGGAGCCGGTTCGGGCCCGTACACCATCCGGAAGAAGTTTCGGGGCACCGCAAGCGACTACTACGCCTTTGTCCAGGCGGGAAACGACCTGTACCTGAGCCAGGGCGTGGATACCCTCAAGCGGGTGGACGGCACTACTGGGAACCTGGTCCAAGTGCCCCCGTCGGGGTCATCCCCTGGAACGGACATCCCCGCGGCCGGCGGCCTGGAAACCTGGGCCGAGCGGATCTGGGCCTGGCACCTCGGGGACTACTCCGTGACCACGCCGACCCTACAGACCGTCGCCTGGTGCGTGGGGAACAACTTCGGGGATTGGTCCGGTAACGGGTCCGGGTTCCGTCACTTCTCCGAGACCCCGGGGGCGGTCCAGTGTCTCCGCACCCTGGACCAGAACCTGATCATGTACAAGGAGCGGGATATCTGGTTGGGCACCCGGAGCAACCAGTTGAACCCGCCCGCGGAATGGGACCGGATCGTGACCGCAGAGCGCCTGGGGCTCTTCGCTCCGCGCTCCGTGGCCTCCATCGTGGACCACGGTCACGTGTACATTGGCAACGACGATTTCAACCTCTTCCAGCTGTTCCGGGTGACCCCTCTCGGCGGGCGAGCGATCCGGGACTTCTTCTTCCAGCAGCTCACCCGGGACGATCTGCGGCGGGTACAAGCTGAGGTGGTGGACCAGTACGGGTATGTGGCCTGGCTATGCCCTCTCGGCGGGGAGCTGATCCCCAGCCGCGTGGTCATCTGGGATTACATCCGGGACGTGTTCCACGGGCCGATTGAGCTTGGACGACCCACCACCGTCCTGGGCCAGTTCATCACCCCGAACACCGAGGTGGTCACCATCGACGAGCTCGTGGGCACGATCGATGAGCAGAACTGGACCCTCGGCGGGGTGTCCATCGCGGCCCGAGACCGGAAGCTCCTCTACGGGCTCCAGGATGGCACCACCCTCATCACGGACGAGGGCGCGGAGACCTTCGGAGGGATCCAGCGCGTGCCACAGGTGCGGTCCAAGGCCGCTCGGGTCCCTACGGAGAACGTCGGGGACGAGGCCCTGGTCACCCGCGTGGTGATCACCTACCGGCAGCGGAAGCCGACCGTGATCACTGTGAAGCTCTCCGCTGACGGGTTCGGCACCATCCTCGAAGAGCAATCCGTGACCCTGGAGGGGGACACCCCGGATACCATCTCCCGCGCCTTCTTCGACTTCATCCAGGTCGGAGAACGCATGCAAGTGGAAGTCACCGCGCTTGGGTCCCCGTCCACGTTTGAACTGCTCGAGCTATCCGCCCACGTGACGACGCTGGGGGAGGAATCCGCGGATGCAACTTAGGCGGCACGCATTCTCAGGGAAGACGGTGGACACGCTCCGGGACGAGCTCGAGCTCCACGTGCGCGAGGTGGCGCGTATCCTGCACCGTGGTGTCAGCTTCGGGAACGGCGTCGACGAGGATAACATGTCCGGGGACTGGGTGACCTTCACGAGCTCCGTGTCCCCAGGGACCGAGACGGGCATCCCTCATAACCTCGGCGAGGTACCTGTGGGGTACCTCGTGGTCCGCAGGGACAAGGCAGCTCACATCTACGACGGGAGTACGACATGGACGAGTTCCACGATCTACCTGAGGAGCGACGTGGCGTCAGTAGCCGCTACGGTCTTCGTCTTCTAGAGCCGGGCGAGTTCCGGGAGTATCTGCCGGGGCTCCTGGCCCGCTACGAGGAAGTATGCGGGGGCGAGCTCTACGGGTATACCCCCGCCAGTTGGGTGCGGCTCCAGGCAGACGTGATGTTGATCCTGGACGAGGCCGGCCGGTTCCTGGGCTTTGTCTCCTTCGAAGACCACGGCGGCTTTGGGGTGCCGCACGCTGACGCCCGGGAGGTGCCTGCACAGGCTCGAGCGCTCGTGGGCCGGCGCATCTTCGAATACGCCGCGGGGCTCCATCCGGAGTGGCTCCGCATCGAAGCACGGATCCCCATAGGGCTCCTGGGCGTCGCGCGCCTTGTAGAGGACATCGGCATGTACCGTGTTGGACGGATCCCCCACGGGTGCTGGTACAAGGACGGCCCGGTGGACACGCTTCTATACGCGATCTCAACAGAGGAGCTACTGACATGAGCGCAGGCGTTTCAGGTGAACGATCCAGTGCCCGGTCTACGGGCGCCTCCTCCCCCTCGGCGTCGGCCCTCCAGTTCGAGTCCGATATCCTAGGTGCAGCCGGCAGCCGGATTCGGGAGATGGGGTTCGCCGGGTTCAACTTCGACCCGTACAGGGGGTCGATGGTGATCCCGCCCTCTGCCGTGCAGATGCAAGCTGCCCAGAGCCTGCTCGGGTTCAGGACCCCTGTAAACGTCCAGGGGGCGCACCAGGCAGCCAGATCTCGGCTCAAGGGGGACATCTCGGATTACCTGCTCCCTGAGATGCAGGAGCACTTCGGCGCCTCCGGATACGGTGTCGACACGAACGTGCTCGCGCGCGAGTCTTCCCGGGAGCTCACGGGCCGGTTCCGGGAACTGGAAGAGGCGTTTGGGATGGAGGAGGTCCGCCAGGAGCAGGCGCTCCGGGACCGGTGGCTCCAGGCGATGGGAATGCTGCCCAACTACCTGGCGGCGGCCGACCCCATGCAGGCGTATCAGCAACAGCTCGAGGAAGCCCAGTACGGGGAGTACATCTCCCAGACGAGGCCGGGGATGCTCCCCACCTACCTCGGTCTCGGGTTCACGGATCCGTTCGAGTTCCGGAAGTCGACCGCAGGGTCCACCGTGGGTGCATCTGGTGTCGCGAACTTCGGCTTTTCCACCCCCGGCGGCGGGGACACGGGAACCGGCTAGGAGGATACCATGGGCGAGTTTACCGAACTTGCACTCAAGCGACGACAGGAAGGGAAGCGGGCAGGAGCTCCGCCCGTCTGGAAGGAGGGGGACCCGGTCCGCAACGCGGTGTTCAACTTCTTCGGCGTTGCGGGGGCCCAGCCCGAGGCACGGGAGGACTGGGACCGTCGGGTGCTCGACGCGGGTGGGATGATGGACGCCATCGCGAACAGGATCCGTTCCGGGATCCAGCCGGCGGCGGCAATGGTCGAGGTCCTCTCCAACGGCGGGAGGCTCGACGATGCGGGGACCATGGATCGGGCCAAGAGCCTGATGCTACTGTTCCCCGAGCTCGCCTCGGACATCATCCCGACTACGGAGGCGGTGCCGGGGCCGAAGCCGTCCGGCCAGCCCGTGGGACGACAGGACGTTACCAAGGAAGGCTCGATCCGTGGTGCCCAGCCCGCGGGAGCGCAAACGCCCTCGTCCGCGACAGGAGCCATGTCCACAGCCCACGGACCGGGCCTGGTAGTGAACACCCCGATGGACTGGATGTCCCGGATCCAAGCGGTCCGGGAGAAGCTCTACGCCGGGGCGGTTGAGGAAGTGGAAGGACAAGAGGGCGCCATCCAGACGGACGTCCAGAGGCTGGCCATGGCCCTCCCCACGACGGCGGCTCGTGGAGCCACCGAACAGGCCGGGGAGCAGCGGTTCGAGAAGGGGCTCCTGGATACCCGCCTCGCGGCGGAGAAGGAACGGCACGCGGCCGAGCTCACGTCGCAGGAAACCCGGCACCGGGAAACGATCGCACAACGTCAGGCCGAGGAGAGGAACGCCCTGGAAACGGCCCAGCAGCAGATGCGGGGCCAGGCGGCCGTCCAGCTCGCGGGGACGTTCCCGGGGGCGAAGCCGGCGCAGATCCGCGGGTTCATCGATTACATCCTGGCCCCGGTGCCGGGGGCACCACCCGAGAACCTGGGGGACTCCTGGCGCAAGGAGGGCCAGGCGTTCGCCCTCCTGAAGGTCCTTGCATCCGCGGGGAAGGGCACGGACCCCGTCAACAAGGCCATGATGGCCAACGCGTACATGGAGCTCATGTCCCTCAAGTACGGCCGGCCAGCCACCATGGAGGAGGCTCTGCAGGAGATCGAGGGAATCGGCGGCCCCAGTCTCTGGAAGGTCATCAAGTCCTGGTTCTACACGGAACCGGCGGGGCCGAAGCCTGAGCCGGGTAGCGGCGCCTCCAGTGCAGAGGATTACCTCCGGCGCAAGAGGGGCCAGGGTAAGTGAGGGACCTAGACGAGCTCAACGCGGCGCTTAAGGAGTTCCCGCCGGCATCCGACGAGGACTGGGCGTTCGTAGCGGAACAGGCGGGGGCGGGTGGCTACGACCTGCAGATTCCGGGAGAGCCCAAGACCCGGGTCCGGGGGACGTCCAAGTTCCAGGAGCTGGCCGGGGCCCGGGAGACCTGGCCCGGGATCGAGCTCGTCCCTCGGAGCGGACGGGAGGGGCTCCCCCCCGAGATGGAGCCTAGCCAGGGCCAGTTGTCCCTGACAGAGTCCCTGGTTCCTGGGGAGGTCACACCTGGCCCGCAGCCCCCGGAACCGCTCCCTGGCCTGGAGGAGGGATGGACCCAGGCTACCCTCCAGGAACCTGAACCGCCCCCCCGCGTGTTCTCCTCAGCACTGCTCATGGATGAGGCCTACCAGGCCCTGCCCCCGGCAGAGCAGTATAAGGTCCTGGACGCGTACCGCGCCTCGGGGGAGCTGATTTATGACACCCCTGTGGACGGGTACGATCGCGTTGGCTGGTGGAGGACCTTCGGGGAAGCCGGCATCCGCTCCGCCTTCCGCTCGGCCGCCGAGATGGTTGCGGGGCCCGGGCTCATGGAAGCGGTGATTCACCTCCCGGAGGGGAAGCTCCCCACAGAGGAGGAAGTGGCCAGCCTCGAGACCATGCTCGGTGGGGGTATTCCCGGGCCCTACGAGATCGAGAGGCTTCTTCCGGACGTGGACGGGGAGCGGGTCAAGGTGCGCTTGTCACGGGACAGGCTCGCCGCCGCCCCCACGCTGAATAACCTGGCCGCGATCCCGGCATCCCGGGTGCTCGCGTTCATCTTGGATGCCACGGATTACGAGGTTACGGATCAGGTGACGGTGGGGGAGGCCCTGGAGCAGCAGGCGATGCAGGAGCAACGGGCGCTCCAGATGCACGGGCCGGACTCCGCGGTGATGGCCGGAGAATGGGCTGGCTGGCTAGGTACCTGGGGCGTTCCCTACGGCCGGGTGTATAACTTCCTCACGCCGACGGCATGGCTCGCCACGCACACCGGACTCCTGGCCAAGATGGCCGCGCAGGGCTTCGCTATGGGTGGCGCGGCGGCTGCCGTGGACCTTTACAGGGTGGGGACCGGGGCCCGGGACCTGGAGGATGTGGGGACCTCCGCCGCTCTGGGAACCGTCGTGGGGGCTCTCGGCCCAGCAGCCGGCCGCCTCTGGCAGCTCTTCCAAAGCACGGTCATCTCCCCCTCCGTGGGGAAGTTCATCGACATGCTCGCGGGTAAGACCGAGCGCGCCTGGGCAACGGAGATGCTCCACAAGGACGAGGGTCTCCTGGCTACGCCCGTGGGGCAGCACCTGGCTACGAGCCTGCAGATCGGGAGCGACTCGATCCCCAGTTCCGGGGTGCCCACCCGCCTCAAGTTCGGCGAGTGGCTCTCCCGGTACACGGACCCGACCAAGCCCTGGGCGGCAAAGATCCAGTCTCGTTACCCACGCATTCGGATCTTCGACGCCGTGCAACGGGTCGACGACGCCGTGTTCAACGTACGCAGGTACTGGACGGATAACTCGGAGCGGGTAACCCGGTACATCGACTCGATAGTGAAGCGGGTACCCTCCTACGCCACGGTACGGGGGACCGGGCTACGTAAGGTCTACGATCCGGTGTCAGGGAAGGAACTTGGCACGCTCTCTGCGGAGGCGGCACCCACCGGAGACGCGGCTGTGAGGAAGCTTCTGTACGAGGCGCTGACCGGAGCTCCTCGGGATCCCACCAGGCCCTATGGCGTGGGGGGAGCCCGGTCCCAGGCTACCTCCGTACCCACGGTCCCGCCCACGATCGGGTATCGGGAGACTCCCGCCTCTGAGACGGTGTCCGCGTACTCCCGCAGGGCTGTGGATCAACTGGAGGGCCTCGCGAAGGTCCTGATCAACCAGTGGCGAGTGCCGAAGTCGATCCAGGCACGCTATGGAGGTGGGCCGCAGCTCCGGGAATCAGAGATCAACACGTACCTGCGGAACTGGCTCCCGCGCCTACGCCGGTTGCCAGTCGCTGCCCACGGCAGGCATCTGTCCCCTAAGACAGCCAAGGAGCGGGGGCTGATCTCCCAGGCCGAGTTCCTGGACGTGGAAGGGTGGATGCAGCCCGGCCTCGGGCGGGTGAAAGCCTTCCATGCGGATCTGCTCCGGGCTGGTTGGCACCCGTCCAAGACCACAGACGTTCAACAGTTCATGTTCCAGGTGATGCGGGCCTCCGCGGAACGGCGCTACATGGCGGAGCCCCTCCGGGCCATGTTGAAGGAGTTCACCCAGCGCCGGTGGAAGGGCACGGATCCCGGATACGGCCCGGACCGGGAAGGGAAGCTGTTCTATCCTACCACGGTTCGGATCACCGCCCAGCAGTTCTACAATGAGGTGACGAGGGCTGCGGATCCGCTCAAGCGGGACATGCAGGAAGGATTCAAGGCCTTCCTGGAGCGGTTGGGGATCAACCCGGAGACCACCGCGTCGAACGATTTCGTGGACGTGTACATCGCAGCGACCTACGGATCTCTCATGGGCTGGCGCCCTGGCTCCGCGATCCGACAGCTGTTCCAGATCCCTACCGTGGTCTACCCCCGGCTCGGCGCCCGGTTCACGGGGGAGGGCATCCGCCGTGCAGCGGCCGGGGCGAAGGATCCTCGGGGACCCTGGGTCTCCATGCGCGAGGAACTCCGGACGATCGGGGTCACCCTGGACGATTACCTGCCGTACATGGAGCAGAGCCTGGCGCGCACCCTGGAGACCTCCCCCGAGGCGGGACCGGTCGGCCGGGCTCTCGTCAAGACTACGGAACGATTCATCCGCGGCACGGAAATCGGGATGACCGGGGTACGCATCGGGGATGCCATCGGCCGGGCGGTCGCGTACTACGGACAGGACGCCCGGATGACCTGGGCCTTCGACCGACTCAAGGGGCGAATGACGGAGGCTGGGCTCGAACCCGGCAGGGCGATGCCCAGCCCATCCATGATCGCGAGCTACTTCCGGGAGGCGGGACTCCGGTCCTTCTCCCCGGCAGAGCAGCGAGGCGTCCTCCGGCAGATGTTCATCCAGCCGGGCGCCGTGGTGGGGAAGGAGGCGGATATCCGCCGCCTGATGTCCTTTCGGTTCCAGGAAGACACGAACTGGGTGTATCGGGCGGGTCACCGTCCTCGCCTCTTCTCCGGCACCGTGGGCAAAGCCTTCGGTCAGTTCGGCGTGTGGCCGTTGAACTACCAGCACTTCCTCCGGCACATGGCACGGACCGCCCTGACCGAGAGCCCGTCCGAGGGAGCGGCACAATGGACCCGCTGGGTGGTGGCGAACTCTGCTATCTCGGTGGTAGGCCAGGACATGCTGGGGATCGACACTGGCCACTGGATCTGGTTCTCCCCCCTCGCTTATGAGGGTGGACCAATCTTCAACGATCTGATGACGGTTCTCAACTCGCAGCTCCTGGCTCCGGTCACCGGGGCACGGGAAGGGCCGGAGGCGGACATCTACCGGGGGCGCCTCTGGGACATCCCGATGCATCTCGTGCCCGGGTACGGCGGCGCTAGGGACTTCGCGAACGCGCTGAACGAGGCGGGGGTGGAACTGTCACTTACGGATCCGGAGCTCACCTTGGACCTCATCCAGCACATGGATAAGTCAAGGTTCGTGGCCCGGTACTTCTTCCCGTTGAAGGAAGCGGAGGAGGGGGAAATCGACACGGAGAGGTTGCGGATGGAGCTGACCCGGGAACTCATCAAGGCAAAGCATCTCACGGCCCGGAGCGTGGAAGTACGCTAATGAAGTCGGAGTCCCCCGACCGACGGCGGTGTCCTCCCGGTTACGAGGACCTCCCACAGGCGGTAGATCGACGTTATGATGTGCTTCCCACATCGAGCGGAGCTCGCCTCGAGCACGGTGGACCAGACCGTGGACGTTTGCAGGTCGCTAGGCGCCTCCTTCTCCGCCTCCTCCGTGAAGACCTTCTCGATAAGTTTCGTGGTGGCTACCTCCATAGCCCTCCAGTCCGGGGACGGCATCTCCATCCCCGGACAACGAGGGTGCACCTTCCCCCGGAGCAGCTGTAGCTGCTCCATGAGAGCATTCGCCCCCCCACCGGGGATCTGCTCGCAGGCAACGATGAAGGTACGCAGGATCTCCTCACCACACTTGCAGTGACGGTGAGGGTTCCTGAACACCGGTACTGTCGCACGTCCCTCCTTAGACATCGGTGGCCTCCTCGTCCTCGAGCTCCTCCTCCTCCTCCTCCTCCTCCAACAACTCGTCCAGGTCCAGGTCCGGATCTACCGTGGACTCCTCCAGGTCCTCCGGCCGGGGTTTCTTGCCGTTCCCCGCGAAGAGGGTCGAGTACGCCATGTCACTCCTGCATCCTCGGCACATGTAATTAGCCTCCTGTAGGTTAGCCAACTGGGCGGGGGAGTAATAACGGAGGGCCCCGCACACCCGACAGATCATGTTCCGGCCGCGACGCCGGACCTGGTTATACCCCTTCCGACGACGATGGGTCCCACCAGGCGCTACCGTGAACCCGTACAGGTGTAGGTGGCGCCTGATGGTGTTCTCCCTCACCGCGCACTCCTGGGCCATCTCCGCGACCGTGGCCTTTTCCTGGACGTATCGCCGGGAGAGGTACTCCCCCAGGCCGGGACAGCCGAGCTCCTGAACCTTCCTGTGGATGGCCGACAGACGACGCTTCCTCGGTGCCTTGGTCATGACCGACTCCTAAACTTCGGACCCAGTTTGTAGAAGGTGACGGTGTGCCCCGCCTTCAGGGCTTCCTCCGTCACCACCTCGTGGGAAGCCTGGAGCGTTTGCAGGTGCCCATGTAGCTCCTTCGTGTTCATGTACATGGATACGGATCGCAGGAGGTCACTGTGCCCTACCCGCCGGAGTAGGCTCTTCTGCGTGAGACGGTACAAGGAGCGACGGACCCGCTCCAGGGCCTCCCCCGTCGCCGTGGCGTCCACCTGGCTCACGGTCTGGTACAGGGGCTCTTCGATGTCCTGGAGGACCTGATCCGACCACTTCAAGCACTCCAGGGGCACGTTACACTCCCGGCGACCTTCCACCTCCCGGATCTCGTGCTTGGTCTGCCCGAGGACAAGGAGCGCTGCGAGCCTCCACAGGTTCGCAGGTTTCCGCTCCAGGTACCCCTGCACTTTCCTCTGCGTGCCCTCCACCGAATCCCGGAGCCCGTTATACCACTCCGCGAACCAAGCTGCGGTCTCCCGGGTACACGTGAGTATCGCCGGGTCGGCGCGGGAGATCCGATCCAGGTGATCCAGGAGCTTGGCCTTTAGGAGAGGTGACGGTGGCGGGGGCAGGGGAATCCTCCGCGGCGTCGTCTCCTTGGAGATCCACAGGATCCGAGACATGAAGCCTCCCCCGTGCGCGGTGCGGGGAATGGCCGTGCGGAGGGACTCCGGGGTGATGCCGCCCTCCAGGCTGAGGGACACGTTCTTGAGTTCCTCCCGCTTCTCCCGGCGGGTCCCCGCGCTCCAGTCTCGCGGGTTATCCGAGAGGTCGGTGAGCCGTTGGATCAACCCCTCGTTATACTGTTGCTTCCCCAGGAACACGGGTAGCTCCGGGGCCACGATGAACCCCTGGGACGCGGTGAAGTGGAAGTCCACTTGGTCCTTCCCCTCGTCATAAGTGGTCCCGTCCACCTCGGCCTTGAGCTGCTCCACGAGGAACTCCGGGGTGGTGGACGTGGTAATGAAGTTGACCCCCTTCACGTGGTCGAGGAGCCTCTTCCCGATATTGATCGCGGACGTCTTCCGGCAGATGCCGCTCTCGGCGACGAGGACCGTCCAGAGGTTCGGGAAGATGTCCGAGTGGCCGAGGTAGAACACGAAGTTACGCTTGGCGACCACGCCTAGGATCGTCGCCGCTGTGAAGAAGTGGAACTCGATCGGGGCCTCCGAGTTGAGGGTGTATTCCAGGTAGTCACCAAAGAACCCGTCCCGGGGGAACACGTCCCAGGTACGGCCCACGGGCACGTTCGAGCCCGGGCCCATGTCCTTGAGCGCGGCCCACTCAAAGGAGGTGAGCACGTCCGCGGGGGACATCGCCAGGAGGAGCTCCATGTCGAACTCTGGGATGCCCATATGCTTGGCGACGTGGGTACCCAGGTCCGGGACCAAGGTCAGGTGCTCCTTGGTCCAGTTCACCACGGAGGCCTTTTGCAGCGCCGTGGCCCGGGTCCAGTCTGCTCCGCGGAGCCGCTCTAGGAACCTGGCTAGGATGTCCCCCGCGGTCTCACGATCCGAGCTGCTCACCGAGTCCCTCTCGGATCATCCGGCGCAGGTAAGAGATGTTCCGGAGGGTGGTCCGGAGCACGGCGTCGGGGAGCACCTCCGAGTACCCTGGTCGGTGGGCTTCCCCCGAGACAGTGCGTGGGCCGAACTCTATCCCCGAGTACGCGTACGTGAGAGGTTTCGCAGTGTCGAAGGACAGCCCCCGGACACCGCACCAGGCCAGGAGCTCTACACAGGACAGGAGCTCCTCCAGGTCCGTATACCCGAACAGGTGCCAGTGGTGCGTGCTGAGGGACGCCTTCCGTCGGACCATCTCCTTGAGGAACGCGACCCTGGGACACTTGTACGGTAGCGCGAAGACCTTCGCCCTTGGGCTGGCGTAGAAGCCGAGTGTCATGTAGCGGGCGTCCCCGACCAGGACCCGGACCACCTGTTCCGGGCGAGGAACCTTTTCCAGGAAGTCCTCATACGCCACCATGGTTGCGACCGGGTCCGCGATCCAGTCCGGCGGCACGATCAGGTCCGGGTTGACAAGATTCGCTGCGACGAGGATCTGCTCCATGGAGGCGGGTAGCCCGTTCTGCTCCACGACGGAGTTGTCCAGGAGGACCTTACCCCGCCGGCGGTACCACGCGGCGTAGGCCGGGTGAAGCAGGGCCAGGTGCGTAAGTGCAAACCCGTAATCGGAGAAGGAGTCCAGCGTGATTAGGTGCTTCGCTGGCATGAAGGACAAGGCGAAGTCTACACGGAAATCCGTCAAGTCCACTGGGGAACCTCCTGCATGCGGCCCCAGTTGGGACCGACTTTCACATCCACGGAGAACGAGTGGGTGACGGTGTGCCCCCACTGGTTACGGAAGGTGATGGGTCGTTCCATGATCTCCTTCATCTTGCGTACCTCAGCCTCCCATACGTCTTTATGGTGACGGCCCAGGAACGCATCATGGTTCTGGGAGATGATCCTCCCCCGGCCGAGGGCCTGGAAGATCAGCCCCTGGGCGAGGTTCATCGTGTCCGCTGCCCCGTTCTGCATCTTGTAGTTCAGGGCCTCCGTCATGATCTCGGCGCCTGGGCCGAGGAAGGTCCGGGGTCGTCCGTGGATTCCCGTGAGCTGCCGCGTCTCCCGTACCTCATCCAGGATGGCCTGCTTGCCCCTCGCGATCTGCGGATGCCTCGCGATGTCCGCCTCCTGATAGGAGATGACAGTGCCCAGGTCGGGCGGATCATCCATCCGGGCGCACATGTTCTCGTAGATGGTGTTGGGAGACGCTCCGTAGTGACTCCCGAACCCGTAATTCTTGATGGTGACGTACGTCCGCTCGAAGGTGGGATCCTCGATACTGTGGAGCCGCTTCGCCTCCTCGTAGGTGACCCCGCCGACGAGGTCCACGACGTTCTGGAGGTGCGGTGACCTCCCCGCTTCCAGGGTCTCCAAGAGTGCGTCGTCGTCGAAGAGCAGCGCGATGATCCACATCTCGAAGGACCGGTAGTCGAGGTAGCTGAGGATGTGGTCCTCCCCCGCGACGTAGATCTCCCGACAGATGCCCTGCGGCACATTCTGCATGTCGGGATTCTTGCACCCATACCTGCCGGTGGGGGTACCATGCATAGACCAGGAAGGACGTACCCGCCCGTCCGAGTTCGGCACCACGTTATCGATGAAGGTGCCCCGCATCTTATCCGTCTTGTTGAAGTCCAGGAGCAGGCGCAGCGTGTCCTTGTCCTCCTCCGAGGTGGTGGTCCGATAGATCCTCTTCAGCTCGTCGATGTCAACGGAAGGTCGCCCGAGCCGGGGGGTACGCTTCCTCACCGGGTACCCCATCACGTCGTAGAGCAGGACCGCCCACTCGTCCTTGGAGCGCAGGTTCCCAGGGCACTTCTCACCGAGCCGACCCCGGAGGCGTCCCTCGAGCTCCACCAGGCGGTTGTTCAGGGACTCGGAGATCTCGTCGCGTCGCTCTATGTCGACTGGGATGCCGGACGCCTGCATGTCCGAGGCCGCGGCCTGCAGAGGCATTACTACCCGGGTGTAGAACTTGTCCAAGCCGGACCGGACCGCCTGCGCTTCCAGGGACCGCTTCGTGACCCGGGTCGCAAGGCAATCCCGCAGGTTATACGTCCGAAACACCGCGTCGGAGTCCCCCTCGGCCGTGGACCCGCCGAAGTCCCCTTTGACGTCGTCCTTGTAGAAGGGGAGGTACGTATACAAAGAGGCAAGGAACGCCAGCCGGTGTGGTGCCTCGGACAGGATGGTGTGGTGCAGGTAGCACGTGTCGAGGCGAGGACCGGCGAACTCGAAGCCCCGGAGCAGGAGGACAGATTCATCGAAGGTCCCGTTCTGGGTGACCTTGGCGATGGCCGGGTCCGCGAAGATGGCGGCTATGCGGGCCACGATCTCCAGGAACTGGTCCCTCGGCCAGTATTCCGTCTCGTCGTCGTTCCAGATGGGCACGCAGAGGCTCTGTGAGCCGTCATCGAACCCGATACATATCACGTCCGCGTCGGCGATGTTCAGCCCGGTAGTCTCGATGTCATACGTGACCTCCAGCTTCCGGGATAGGATGCGGTCCAGGAACATCACAGCGTCTTCGAACGTGGGTGCGATGGTGAACCGTTCCCCAGTCTCGGGGAGCTCCGGCGTCTCCGCTTGCCGGACCATGCGCCGGATGTCCGCACGGGCTGCGAAGCGCATCTTGCGCTCCCGATCCCAGCGCATGGTGGACGCGGGGTGGAGCGTGCCGATGACCTTGCGCGCACGGCCATCGATTACGTACGGGTACACGGAGCCCCGATGCTTGCGGATGGACTGGTGCCCGAGGAGCATCCGGAGGGCAACCGCGCCCAAGGCCCCCACGACGTTCACTTGAGTGAGCCCTTGGAGCTCCGCACGCCCGTGCCTTTCCCAGCACTCACGGGCCCACGCTGCGAGCTCCGACGCGCGCTTGGCTTCTTTCCCAGCGGACTGCGGGCCGCGCTCGGAGTGATCCGGGTCCGGAGGCCGACACCGGATGGCGTTCGTGGTGAAGGCTTGAGTCCGGTCGTAGCCTACGGACCCGCAGAGCGAGCTGAGCTCCCGGCCGGCCGGACCCTGGAACGGTTTTCCGGACCCGAGCTCCTCCGCGGCGGGGGCTTCCCCTATAAAGGCCAGCTTCGCGTCTACCGGGCCATGGCCAGGGACGAATCCCTGACCGATGGCGGCGTAAGGGCAACCTTCGCAGTTGGGGTGCTTATCCGTTGTCACGGTCGAGCTCCACGTAACGGGAACATGGTGTCCTCCAAGGAGGAGGGGGAGGATGTACAGTCCTCCCCCTGAGTGGTGATCGGGTTGCCTAGTAGCCGTGGGAGCTGGAGCCCCCCTTGGTGGCTCCGTCAGCGGAGCCGCCCCGGTGCAGCGCCTTGGACGGCGCCTTGCTCTTCACGGTCGACCGGACCTTCCCGCTGTAGTGCGGGCTGGAGCCGGTCTTGGCACGTGAAAGCCTGCTCATGGTTGATCACCTCCTTCCTGTGTGGGTTCTTCGTTCACGAACACCTCGTCGTCGAAGCTCTTCTCCGCGAACGAGGTCGCGGTCTCCCAGAGACGTACCCGGAGCAGGGAGGCCCCGTTGCGCCGCACGCCCATCTCCAGTTGGGACCACACGAACCGGACGATGTTCTCCGCGGTGGTCTCTCCAGGCCAGCCGAGGCCGATGAAGACCTCGTTGATGTGCCGGTGGTCGAGCACCGAGAAGACGTGGTCCTGGAGCAGGTCCGAGAGGGTCGCGAAGTCGAGCACCATCCCCGTGTCCGGGTTCACAGCCCCCTCCACCTCGACCTCGAGGATGTAACTGTGACCGTGCAGGCGCGAGCACTTCCCCGGGTGCTTGGGGAGCACGTGGGAAGCCTCGAAGCGTAGGATCTTGCAGATCTTCACAGCTGGGTCTCCCTGTGCCAGAGGATCATGGCCACCAGGTACACACAGGCATCCACGAGTTCGAGGTCGGCGCCGGTGGTGTTAGAAGGCCAGACCGGGATTCTTCCCGAGTCCGCGATACGCCGGAACTCCTTCACCTTCTTCAGTACCTGGCCGTGGGCGAATCCGTGCCCTGCCTGACGGAAGAAATCCCAGAAGTCGTGGGACCTGAAATCCCCCCCGTCCGCGTGGCGCTCGACCCCCTTGCCGAGGAAGCACCGCTCGTGGATCTCTGCGAGGACCTCCTTGAACGAGTCCTCCGTCAGGTAGGTAGGCCGTGGAGAAACTGGTCCTTCCAGGGTGAGCTGGGTGCTCCCAGGAACGTTTCCACTAGGCCGTTGCTCCTCGCGCCCCTCGCTCTCATACATGAGTGACTCCCTTTGATGTGGATGAATACGTCCGTGCTCGATGTTGACTCGGTGACCATACGATGGAGGTCCGCTACCAAGTCCTCCTGGGTGATGAGCCTGGATGCCGCCCACCGGATAAGCCGTGGGATCTTTGAGAGTCCCAGGATCCTGGGAACGGGCGACTCGTACTCCGAGGTACCCTGGCTCGTCAGGCCAGATGAATCCCTCCTCGTCTCGGAACCACCAGGTTCGCCTGCGACGACGTAGCCAATTGAACATATCAGCTCCACAGCCAGCAGGTGGTGAGGGCACAGGCAGTAGGCCTGGTTGCCGTAGCTGGCCACAAGTTGCGGCGGGCCCTCATACGGGAACGTGGTCAGAGCCGGAGGCGGCTCCCGGTGCCCACGGAGCATCTCCGCGAGGGCCCGGGCGAACCGTTCCGGGGTCTCCTGGTACGGGGGGTGGTACCCGTGGTATTCCAGGGTAGGCATGTCGCTCGTCCAGACAATGGCCCCCGGACGGGCATCGGGAAGGACGCCCCCTGGAGTTACACGGATATACGGCGTGATCCCGGCGTACGCGAGGATGGTGACCGCTGCCATTTGCAGGTCCGCCTCCGTCACGTCTACCGGATATGTGCCGCCTTGTGCATTTGCAGGCTTAGCTTCCATCGGTCTGGGTACTCCTTGACAAGTTGGATAGCCGTGGCCAGGTTATCCTGGTACTGGTCATCCATCCACGGCTGCAGGTAGACGAGTGGGGTCTGCGCCCCTCCCTTAGGCCCTATCGCTTCCCACAGGGCGACGGGGGAGTACATGCCTCCGCCCACGATGAACTTCAGTTCCGAGGCGAACTCGAGGGTCTCCTCGGAGAGGTTCTTCAGGACTACCTCTGTACCGGGTCTCGGGACGTTTCCCTGGAACCGGGGGCGGAGGGCCTTGGGCGCTCCCACCTTTGGGGAGACGGTGATCCAGAGCCAGGGACTGATCAGGGTGCGGAGTGGACCTAGCGGCCGCGTCCCGTTCGTTTCTATCTGGACGTCGTAGATGTGGTTCTTCCCGATGGCGGTTAGGAACTCCGACAGTTTGCGGGCGTGGACGAGGGGCTCACCTCCCGTGATTACCACGTCATCGCAGCCGGTCCGGGTCAGGAACGCTTCCAGTTCAGTGAACGACATCCAGGCCCAGTTGTTGAACTCCGTGTCGCAGCCCGGGCACGCTAGGTTGCAGGTGCCGAGTCGGATGAAGGTCGCGGGGGTGCCGCTCCAGTACCCCTCCCCCCGGATCGTGTAGAAGAGCTCAGTGACGGGTAATGTTTGGGGCTGCACTATCCATCTCCTCTCTCCAGATCGCAGGATCCATCGGGACAATCTGCAGAAGTGAAAGGAGTTCCTTCTCGAGACGCTTCCGGATAGAGGGTGACTCCCTTGAGCATCGGAGCGTAAACGCTAAGTATACGACCCACTTCCGCAGGATCCAGTCCTCCAGGTACGTTGACAGTCTTGGATACGGAATTGTCAACGTACCTCTGTACAGTTGCCTGCACAGCCAGATGCGACGCAAGTTGGATCTCCCTTGCCTCTCGGAAATCGCGATTCTCGGATTCACCAGCGTACTCCTTCCACAGTGGATCCTCACAACGGACGGATACCCAATGATCGTTCTCTCGCCAGATGCGGTTGTAGACCCGGCCCATGATCGGTTCGATGCCGGGGGAAACCCCCAGGATCGAGGAGACGGTCCCGGTGGGAGCTACCGTGAGCAGCGCACAGTTGCGAAGCCCGTGCTGCTCGATCTGGGCCCGGAGGCGCTCCGGGAGCCTCTGAGCGAACCCCGAGGCGAGCCAGCGCGTGTCCCACCGTTGGAAGGGGCCGCGCTCCTTCGCCAGGTCCACCGACGCCTGGTAGGCTGTGTCTCGGATCTCCTGGAACAGGGCATCGATCGTCTCCAGGTCGTCGTACCGCCGGCCGAGCTTGATCAGCGCGTGGTGGAGGCCAGTGACGCCGAGCCCGATCCTGCGTACCTTCTGACTGTTCTCGGCGATCGCCGGGAGCGGATACCTGTTCACGGTGAGCACGTCATCTAAGAAGCGCACACCCACCCGGACGGTCTCCTGGAGCAGTGAGAGATCCATCGCCCCGTTCCGGACGAGGTTCGGGAGAACGATGTGGCCGAGGCAGCAGCACCCGTAGGGTTCCAGCCAGATCTCTCCACAGGGATTGGTGCAGATGAGAGGACGGTAATACCAGATACCGGATTCCTCGTTGGCAAGGGCTCCGTTGAGGATCCCGGGCTCCCCGCGGAGCAGTGCATGATCAACCAGAGCACGCCAAAGCCGATCGTCGCCCCGGTCCATCCGGCGAAGATAGCTACGCAGACTCTCATTACGGAAGTTGACAGAGATGTTCGCATTGCGGACCTCCCCATCCCGGTCCTTCATGGAGATGAAGTCCAGGATATCCGGATGATCATGGTCGAGAGCGAACATGAGCGCGCCCCGCCGGCCTCCACTCTGCTCGAGCTCCCCAATGCAGTAGTTGATCATCCGCATGGGCATCAACGGGCCCCCGGCCGGTCCACGGGACGTGGGGGTCCCGGAGGCTCGGACCCGGGAGAAGTTCAGGCCCACCCCGCCGTAGGAGGAGGACACCAGGCACGTCTCCGTGAGGGCCTCCATCCACTTCTCTATCGTGTCGTCGATGGGGACCACGAAGCAGTTCAGGAGCTGTGGATGGGGCCTCCCCGCCGCGTGGAGGGTGCGCCCACCCGGGATGAATCGGCGCTCCTCGAGCGCGGCCAATGTCGGCTCCAGGACCTCCGGGTGCTCTGGGGCCGAGGCGCGCATGGTGACCTCGTTCATTACCCGGATACACATCTCCTTCCAGGTCTCCTCCGGGTGGAACGCATAGCGGGACAGGCGTACCCGCTCCCGGAACGCTGGCTCGTCATACGTCACGGAGCTAATCGATTCGGCCACTTTCCACGTCTCCCTTCACGATCGCGATGAGGTAGCCCTGGGTGGTGCAAAGGAAGGGCTGGCCGTTCACCGTGATGTCGAAGCCTTGGTACTTCCCGAAGATCACCCGCTCCCCGGGCTTCACAGCCGTGACGGACTCCCCGATGGCGACCACGGTCCCGGTGTGCCGGAGCTCCTTCGCAGTGTCGGGCACCACGATGCTCCCGATCTGATCCGGGTCCAAATCCCTACGTATGAGGATGTTATCGAAGAGCATGCGCACCTGGCGCTTGAGGGTACGGATGCTAAGATCCACACGCACCGGCCCGGGAGCGGGGACGTAGCGCCGCCCCGCCTTCGGTAGGGTGTACCGTCTCCTACTCCTGCCCACTACGTACCTCCTAGGTGCCGGGCCACCTAAAGACCGGTGTACTCGCCGCCGCTTCGCGGCTGGCTGGTCACGACCTACCCCGAGGGAGGGCGACCCGTCCAGTCCCGATGCAACCCGCGAAAGGCGGCAGCCCCGTGGGGGTGGGAGGGAACCGGGGTCCCCTCCCACCGGGAGGTTGCATCGTTCACTGAACGAGCCACCCTCCCTCGGGGTTAGCCGTCCAGGGGATCGGAGCCGGTGTCACCGACCGGTTCCGTGGCGGGGGCCGCGCCGGCCTTGTCACCGGTGAGCGCTCCGTCCTCGTTGAAGATGAGGGTGGGGACCCCCGTCTGCAGGGACACGAGCTCGTTCCCCCGGACCTTCCACCGGCTGCCGTCGGGCACCTCGATGGTCCGGATCTCTCCGTTGTCGACTTCCATTAGGCGGATCTTCATTGCGGGTACCTCCTACCGCGGAGCCGCGGTGAGCTTGGTGGACTTGGCGCGGAGCTTGCCCTGGTAGTTCTCCTGCTCCACGTCGGCCAGGATGCGCTTCTTGGTCTCGAGCGTTCGGCGGAGCTCCGCGATGTTCAGCTTGGACCCCTGCCACTTGAGGCCGAGGGCCTTGTACAGCTGCTTCACGCGGAACATGGACTCCGGGGAGACCGTGATCTGGTGATACGCTCCCCACTGCTTCCCCGCCGGGAGTCCATCCTTCGGCGGGTTGAGGACCTTCATCACTGGACGGAGCAAGAGGTTGTTGGTCTTCGAGGCCCGGGCGGTCTTCAGACCGCTGGTCTCGAACATGAAAGTGCCGTTCGGCAGCGGGTGGAAGTCTGTTCCTTCCTCCACATCGTCGAAGGACACGCCAACATCGATGATCTCATCTTCCTGGTGCATGCACACATCTCCATTCGTTTGGGAGTTGCGCGCCGAGGAACCTCCCCGGTCACGCGGCTAGGGACTTGACAATCTTCTCGTGGATCTGGCAGAGCGTGGGCTCTCCCAGCACGAAGGGCTCGCGGAGCTCCAGGCACCCGGACCCGTCCTTGGCGTTGTACGAGCCTTCCTTGGACGTGACCAGGTACCGCTTCCGGACCTGGGAGTTCCCTTCGAACTCCGTGACGGTCTCCAGATGGAACACCTCGTCCACCCACGCGAAGACCTCCTGGGGGAGCTTCCTCCCCGGGGCTTCCGGGTAGACCTCCTTGCTCCCGTCGGCCTCCGCGATCACGACCTGCTCCCGGGCGAGGAGGAACACCGAAATCGTCTGTTGATACTCGCCTACCTTGGCGAACTTCAGGAAGGCGTTCATCAGATCCCGCCAGGGTGGGATCAGCCGGGGCCAATCGTTCAACGTAGCGGTGCTCTTCCCGAGCTGGCCGTTGATGAGCAGCCCCTCCGTGTTGCTGATCGTGTCGATCGCAATCGCCTGGTAGGGGAACTCTCCCTGGGTGAGGGCCGCAGCGATCTCGAACCGCGTGTCCTCGAAGTGCCTCCAGTCACGAATGCGGATCCAGGGCTTCCGGATCCGGTGCAGGGAGAGTTCGTTGGTGTCCGTGTACAGGGAGAGGATGGACGGATGGGTTCCCACGAGCGTGGTCTTACCTGCGCCCGAGGGGCCGTAGATCAGGTAGCCGCCCCCACGATAGTCGATCCCGCCCTCGGTGGGTTGGTTGATCTCCAAGGTCACGTGGTCTCCTCTGCAGCGTCCCCGCTGCTGTAATAAGTGTCCGGGTCGAAGCGCTCCTCCGGCTTCTCCACGTGGAAGAGCGACTCCAGGTTGAAGTAGCTGAGGGGTTGCCCTGGGCTCTTGCACAGGCTCATATACGGGCACCGGGACCCGTACGAGACACAGGAGCCGTTGAAGGCCCCCGTGCGGAGCCAGCGGACCGGGTGGCCGGCCTCCCAGAGCTGCACCCGGTGGTCGATGCTCGCGAGTAGCTCGGCCACGTCCCCCGCGAAGGCCTCCAGTTCCTCCGGGGTACGGGTGATCGGGATCCTCTTGAAGTCCGGGTCGGCTCCCTTCGGCGCCGCGTTGAGCTCCACGTGATCCGGGCGGATGCCGGTTACAGCAGCGCAGCCCAAGTGGTACGCCGTGAACTGTTTGTCCATGCGAGACTGGTCCGCGAGGAACTTCAAGCCCTGGGGAGTCGTGGTCTTGTGTTCCTGGACCACCAGGAGCCCGGATCGCCGGATGATCCGATCGATGGTGCCGGTGAAGGTGTACGCTCCCCACAGACGCATTTCGAAGGGCACCTCGATCGTAGGCCGTGTAGGATCATCCTCCAGGAAATACTGCTCGTCCCGGGCGTCCTCGATTGCGAACCAGTCGACGTACGCGAGGTACATCGACCGGAGCAGGGAGCACCCATACTCGTACCGGTCCGCGGTGATCTCGGACTGGAGCAGGGGACCCAGGACGGCGTTCCCTGCCGCGAGAGCGTGCTCGTACGGGTCCATGGAGATGCCGGGGCGGAACTCCTCAGGGAAGGCGGGGAGGGACTTGCCAGCCGTGTGTTCCAAGGCTCGTCGGTGATAGTGGATCTCCAGCACCTTGTGCCACGCGGAGCCGAACAGTGGGTTGAAGGCTACCCCGCGCGGCCAGAGGCCCTCCAGGTGCCGCAGGTGGAAGTATTCCTCACACATGACGTAGTGGCTGAGGACGTGCGACCCGCGTTTCGTGAGCTTGGAGTACCGGGTAGGACGTTCGGGTGGGTTCATCGGCTCACCAACTGCGGATCGTCTGTGTGGTGGAATCCCTGATGAACTCCTTCCAGCCACGGCCACGGACCAGGCACGCCGGGCAGGTCCCGCAGCCGTACCCCCAGGGTTGCTCCGTGTGATGGTCCCCCTGGTAACAGGTATGGGAATCCTGGCGCACGGTCTCCAGGACCCCCAGCTCCCTCGCGAGCGCCCACGTCTGCGCTTTCGTGAGCATCATCAGCGGCGTGTGGATGTGCACCGGCTTCTCCAGGCCGAGGGTGAGCGCCAGCTCGAGGGCGTCGACGAACTTCCGCCGGCAATCGGGGTACCCAGAGAAGTCCGTCTGACAGACGCCGGAGACGAGGTGGGAGCAGCCACGCCAGGAAGCCCACACGGCTGCTGTGGTGAAGAAGAAGATGTTCCGGCCGGGGACGAAGGACGCAGGGAGCCCGTCATTGTGCGCCGAGGCCGAGGCGACGTCCAGGCCCGCGTTCACCAGGGCTGAAGGCTGGTTCAACGCGGAGAGGATATCGAGCCCCAGGAGGTGCAGGGGCACGTCCGCCTCCCGGGCTACCTTCTCTGCGTAGGAGGTCTCGACCGCGTGTCTCTGCCCGTAGAAGAACGTCAGCGCTGCGAGTGGCCCAGGTAGCCGCCCGGAGGCTGCCTCCCGCTGGGCCCAGAAGAGGGACGTGACGGAATCCTGGCCGCCTGAGAGGAGGATCGTGGTTCCAATCTTCACGTGATGGTTCCTTTCCTTCGTAGGTTCTCCCGAGCCTGGGCACGAATCGTCGCCCAGTCCTCGGGCGTGAGCGAGGCCTGTATCTCCTTCACAGCGTCTCGCTGTGCCTTCTGATACGCCTTGTTATAGGCCGTGTTCCGGGACTTCTGACGGGCTACCCGGGCAAGGCGACGGTCTCGGAACGAGCCGACGGTCCGCCGGGTAAGGAGGCGGGTGACGATGGCAGGTATCGGTGTCAAGGTTACTCCGCTGTGAACGTGTCCCTATTATACTATGGAACGCTATTTGAGGTCAACGGAAAAAAGCTGAACGATTTCAACGAGTTAGCAAATGGATACTAACTGAAGAACCGTGCAACCGTCAGTAGATGCCCGATGCACACGCCGAACAGGAACCACCCGGCACAGATGAACAGGAACGCCATGGTTCTCACTTCTCCTCCCCGTGCAGCTCGGCGAGCACCCGGCTGGCGATCTCGTAGCATGGCCCACCGGGTGATAGATCCGCGCCTGGTCCGTCCACTCGCCGGATCTCTGCCAGCGCCTCCACCACGCGGTCGATCTTGGCGCGCAGGATGCGGCGCGCGCGAGGACGGCGAGGTGCTCGTCGCTCATGCTCTGATCTCTTCGGAGTGCTCTGCACCGATCCGCATGTTTAGGAGGTTGAGCGCCATGTACGGGTCCGGGTGGTACTCGGTGACCTTCGCGCCCGTGAACGCCTGCCACGCTCGAAGCAGTGCCGCGCCGCGGTGAACCTGAGCCATCCGCTCGAACTCTTCTGTCAGCGCGGGCATGACCTCTTTGGCCTTCACGCGCAGCAGGTCCCAACAAGCCTGCTTCTGCGGACACTCGTTGCAGAAGGCAGACCGCTGGCCCATCGCCTGAGCGTCTTGGTGCCGAGCGCGCGCCTCGCGGCCGGAGCCGTAGCCGAAGAAGCCGATGCACTCCGCCTTTCGATGGTTGACGTACCTGCCGCGGACATCTGCCTCGTAGCGCTCTGCTGGGGTTGGGTCAGCGGACACGACGCCCTCGCTCCCGGCGGCGTCGGACGTTCTCGGCCGCCTCGGCCATCGCACGCCACGGCGCTAGCCCACGGTCACGGATCAGCCGTATGGCCTCCTGTTCTACCTCGATCTCGTAGGCGCGCATCGCATCTCGTAGATCGGCGTCAGTCACGGGTGGGCTCCTCCGGCGATATGGTTAGTAGCTTCTTCGCCTTGCGGGCGACGGCGAGCCATCGCACGGACTCGTTAGATGCCTGCCTGTTCCAGTCGTGCATGTCTCCGGTGTCGAGTCGCTCGTACTCGTCCCTTAGCGCCGCCGCGATCTCCTGCTGCGAAGGGAGCGCTGGTGTTGCTGGTGCCTCCTCTGCATGTCTCTGGCACATCCACAACGGCGCTGGATAAGCCGTGCATCCCTCTTCTAGATAGAGCCGGGCGAGATACATCATCGGATCGTGCTGTGTTGGCGCGGATTCGAGAGCGTCGGCGATCTCGCGCGCCGGGCTCTGGTCCTCCTTCACGATAAACTCCTCCGTGATGACACGGTCGAGGAACTCACGGGCCTCTGCCCACGTCCGAAACGCGAACGGCTTGGAGACCCCATCGAAGAACTCAACGAGCAGGCCGTTGCCGATGGGTCGTACACTGAAGCCGAGGTCGGTCAAGCGGCACTCGTTCATGGCTTCTCCTTACCGTCGAAGAGGCGACCGCCTAGAATCATCATCCCCACTCCTATGACGACCATTGTAAGTCCGATGATGATGAGTGTCATACATCCTCCGGGGCTCGGAAGCCGATGAAGACCGGGAACCGTGGCTTTTCCAGGATGCCTACCTCCTGATACTTGATCTTGGCTACCCGGTTCAGGTACTTGAGCTGGTGGTGCCAGATCTCGCCCCGCTGGGCGGCTGAGAAGCCGGTGCCGACGGAGAACGTGCCGAAGGTGGGGTGGTGGACAAGGAGAGCGCCGAGGGTGGAGCCGCGCACGAGCCCCGCCTGGTCCGCGGACCGGGTCGTGTGCCCAAAGGCGTTCCGGGTTGCCTCGTTCTGGTTGAGTAGGAGTTCCTCGAACCCGATCACCACGGCTTCCGTGTCCACGAACCTCTTCAACTTCAGCAGGTAGCCCTCTCGGGTAGTGGAGCGTCCCTCCTTGTACGGTCCGTCGGGGTCACGGATCATGATCCCCTCGTGGCCGTAGGAGAGGTACATCCGCTCGGCGTCCTCCAGGTCGGCCTCCGAGGCCACGATCTGAGGGAGCACCTTCTCCACAGGCCACCGACCCGTATACAGGGCGGATAGGAGCAATACCCGCTTCAGGTAGCCCTCCCGGAGGTCGTGCTTGGCCCAACCGGCCCAGTCGAAGACCTGGTAGGTAAAGGTTGGTGTTCCCCACTCGGACATGATGCCGGAGGTAGTATCCTGGAAGGTGCCCCCGACGACCACCAGCTCCCCGTCGAGGCCGTCGGGGAGGCCCTCCAGGAGCGCTTGCACGTGCCGGTTCCGGATCGGCTTCCAGGACCGGGAAACCGCGACCCCGTCCACGATGAGGCAACGGATCCCATCTATCTTCGGGGTGACCGCGACGGGGTAACGGAGCTTGGACAGGTCAGCCTGTCCTGCGAGCATGGGTCGGCGAATCATCGCTGGTCTCCTTCACAGGTTGGGCACATGGCCCGGTGGTTCCCGTGGATACACCGGGCGAGACGTAGACGAGGCCCGCCGCGCTTCTTCCAGGGGTACCAAGGAAGGAGCACGTGGGCCAGGAGGGCGGAGATCAGGAGAATGGTAACGAGAGCTGTTGCAGTGAGCAAGGAAGGCCTCCGTGTAGGTCCGTGTTGAACGAGGTACGGAGCACGGGGACAAGGAAGGGCACCCCTACCCTGGACTCGGGGTGCCGGCGTTCGTTCTATCGAGCCACGGAGGTAACCCGCCAGGTACGCCGTGCGGAAGACGGTGGTCGGTGCCCAGGCTCCGCTAGGCCTTCGCCCCCTTCGCGGGGAGCAGGCCGCGCTCCTTGACGATCTTCACCGCCTCGCGCATCTCCTTGTTGCGCTCCACGTTGTGCTTGCGCTGCTTGGCCTGACCCATCGCGAGCGAGAAGAGACGGTCCCCCGCGACGGGCGTCTGGGGCGTCGCGAGCCCCTTCAGGAAGGACTCGAACGTGCCAGCCTTGTCCTCGGACACTTCGATGGTGATCTTGCGCAGTGCCATGATGCAGATGCTCCCTTACGGGTGAGGTGACGGGTACGGATCTGACCTTCAGATCACGGACACCCATTCACCGGTGCTGAGAAGTTCCACGACGCGGGCCAGCTGGCGAGGAGTGAGCTCGGCCACCGGCCGCTCGTACAGGGCCTTCGCGACGGCGTCGGGCAGGGCCAGAGACACATCCAGTGCCTCGGCCAGCTCGGCGGTCGTGATGCGGTCCTTGTCCCTGTCCCTGTCCCTGTCCCTGAACATGTCCAGAGTATAACACAGCTTCGTATTTGGGGCACTCCCGAAAAAAGCTGAAGGAAATCAACTAGTTACGAGAGCACGTCTTCCGAGGACGTTTCTTCGGGATCGAGTCGAGCGTCACGAGTTTGAGGCTGTTCGGTAGCTCCAGGTTCGGCGACAGGAAGTCCACCTGCTCGAAGGTGCCCCGGGGCTGGAGGGACGCATAGAGCACGTATCGGAGGCAGACTTTCCTCCTCCAGACATAGACGATGTGCGCCCCGGAGCTGTCACAGCCCACCTGGACGGCAGGGATCGGCTTTGGGTTACGTGGACGGTAGTACCAGACCTGCTTCGTGATCATCGACGCCTCCGTGCAGGCGGTGGTACACACCGGCGCCACTCCCCCACCGCGAAGGATGCGACACAGCGTACGGATTCTCCGAACTGGCGGAACACTCGAAGGTCTCCGTGCAGAGAGACCGAGACGAAGTCTCCCTCCACGGTGACCTCCTCTCCCGGGTCATCGATGGTGACGGTAAAGGCCATTGGTCGTGCCTCCTTAGAACACACGCTTGCGGACGCTGTTCCGGGCTCGACGCCCTCGCACAGGGCCCGGACTACTGGGAGCCCTGGCCGGATCGTCACGAGCTCGGTGACCTCCCAGCCGAAGGAGGCCCACCGGTCCTTGGTAGGCTCCTGGTGACTGAGGAGCATAAGCTCGCGCTCGGCGCCCTCGTTCCAGGCCATCCACATCACGTCTTCGTTGTGCGCCGGCCAACACTGGTCCCGGCGCAGCATGTCCGCAGGGAAGTGACCCTTCCCCCGGACGGTGTACTCGTACAGGACGGTTGCCATTACCTGGTCTCCTTCTGCCAAGTGACCCGCTTCTCGGTCACGACCTTGCCCCGCGGACGGATGTTGCCCTGCTTGTCCCGGACCTCCCGGGTGACTGTGACCGGGGTGGTCACGGGAACGAACCCTGCCATGGCCCCGTACGAGGCCGGGGTGGCCTCGAAGGGGCAGCCGGGCACGAGCGCGATGCGCTGCAGGTGGTTCGGGTGGATCCTCTTCTTCATTGCCTCTTCTCCCATCTGCCGTCGGGGCGGCGAACCAACCCGAACAGCTCGAGTTGGTCCTGCGCCCACTGGTCAAGTCCTTCCGGGATCGCGTCGATGATGTGGTCTGGGACCTTCACTGCCCAGCCAGGGTTCTGCTTCACTTCGATTGCGAACTGCCTGAGGATACGCCTCAGTCCGCGAGGGGCCGAGATCAGCTGCATGTCAGAACCCTCCAGTGCGGGCCGGGTGATCCTTCGGCACCCAGGGCCCGAGGTGCTCGATCATGTCGTGGACGAGAATGCCCCGCAAGTGGGCCAGGAAGTGAGCCTCCCGGTTGGAGATCAGGGTGAGGTGCTCGGTGTACCTCTCCAGGAACGCCCTCGCGATGGCCTCCATGTCGTCTCGTGTAAGTGAGTCGTTCTCCCCATGAAGGGTGACCACCAGGACCGAGGTCATTGCGAGCGGCTCGTCAGCGGTCGAGTCCCAGTGCGCCAGGACCGCCTTGGCCATCGCTCGGAGCGTGGTCTCACTGCACTGTGCAAGGAGTTGTCGGTTGGTCACTTCAGTTCCTCCGTGGTGGTCAAGTGCTTCCTGCACCCCAGGTTGACGTCGTCCCAGGGACATCCCATGCACGTCCCGTCGGCCTTGATCAGGCCGAACCCGCAGCCCTCGCAGAGGAAGACGACGGAGATACCATCCGTCTCCTCTGCGGTACTCACGAGGCCGGCTGCATCATTGTACAGGTCCAGGCCCTCCGCACACTGCTTGCAGAACTCGCTCATGGCTACCTCCAATACCGGGGGTGTTGCGTGTACCCGTCAATCCGCCGGGGGGTAGGTGGGCGCTCCCCGCGCTCGATCGCGAACACGTGGAACGCGGCGAGCAGCTTCGTGCGGGTCTCCCAGGCACCGGGGATACCCTCCCCATACCAGAGCCCGTCCGAGGCACGCCAGTACCGAGGGTGGTACCGGGACATCTGCCTGGCCTTGGTCCGTGCCGCGAACCGGCGGTTGGACGACGTTGCGGTCTGCTTGGTAAACTTCACGTTACCTCCGTGTAGCGAAGAGGCCCGGGGGAGAGAACGACCCTCCCCCGGGCGGGTGTCACAGGTCTACGCCGAGGCCGAGGCCGAGGGCGCCTTCGGGTCCTCGCAGTCCACGCCGACCTCGCGGAGCATCCGCGCGATGTCCAGCTTGTCCTGCTCGGTCAGGGCGCGGTACTCCTTGATGAAGTCCGCACGTTCCTGCTCCTTCGTGTCGAACTGGGTCCGCGGCCCGAAGTAGCTCCGGACTGCGGCGAGGAACGCGATCGCCATGATACCTCCTACCTGCTGATGGTGACGGCACCCTTCCCGGCCCTCGGGTGGTACCGCGTCTTGTCGTGCAAGGCTACCCGCAAGCGGTAGTCTCGGCTGCAGCACAGCATGGAGCAGAATACTGCCCACGGCTGCTTGGTCTTGGTCGCCGCCCAGTACGAGCGGAACCACCTGTTGCAGACGATGCACCGCACCTTCTTCGTGGGAGACTTCCGGTTGAAGGGCATGGCTACGCCCCCTCGCCCGGAACCTCCACGATCACGGTGACCTCCTGCGGCACGCGGGTGCCGAAGGCCTCCTTGCGGATGTACAGGTTGCGGATGACCTCGCTTCGCGGGTCGAGGGCCTCGTAGAGATACGACCCCTTCGTGGTCCGGCGGAGGCTCATCTTGACGGTGGCGATGCTGGATGTGGATGCAGACATGGTTACTCTCCGTGTCGCAGGTGTACGTGATAAGGGACACTTGCCCTGGGCGGGTACACACCTGCAGTTGTACCTGCCCCCCGCTCGCCGGACTTGGGACCGGCGCGTGGGTTAGGTACCGGAGCTGGGCTCCGGTACCCCCTCCCCTAGGCGGTTCGGGTGAAGAACTTCTCCCTCAGGTCGTGGCAGACCTCAGGCGTGTGGATCCGCTTGTTCCGGATGAACTCCGCTCGCTTCCTGTCCTCCTCCTGCTGGGCACGGATCGCTTCCGCGTACTTCGTGTCCCTCTTCGTCTTCTCCGCCCGGAGCTGTTGACGAAGACCCTCGATCTCGTCGTCCGGGATCCAGAACTCCCGGACCACCACTGCGAAGATCGGGTTCTCCTTCAAGTACGGGCCACCGTAGTTACCCACGGCGACCATCGCCTCCGGCCGTGCGAAGACCCTCAGGGCAACTCCCGCGTCGCCTCCGGCGTGGAACCTGCTGGTCCGAGCCAGCATCTCCTCCCACGGCTTCTCCACGTAGCAGTGGAACCCCGGCGATCCCTCCGTGTCCTTGTTCAGCCCGCTCTGGTATTCGAACTTGCGGATGACTCCGCCACGGAGCACGACGTCCTCATCCCCCTTCGGGGAGTCCAGCTGGAACCGCTTCCAGAGAGGGTACGCACCGTGATCCTGGCGTTCGGCCAGGATCCTCATCAGCTCCTCCTGCTGGTCCAACGTGATTGCGTAGATGGTCACTTCTCGGTCTCCTTCTTCACGTTGCGTCCTCCGTGTCGGATGGTGGCTCCTCCGGGACCTCCCCGTCGGAGATGTCATCCATGATCCTCCAACCGTGGCTGAACTCAGCGTAGACGAGTGGAGGTAGAAACCGGACCTCCAGGATCGCTCCCGGCTGTCCGTACCTCCACTCGTGCCAGGCTCGGAACACCTCCCTGGCGTGGGTCGTGTCCGCCGCTTCGATGATGGCGGATGCTGCTCCTTTCCTCTTCCCGTGGATCTTGGGTGTCACTCCGAACACCACGAGGTGTTGCGGGAGCCGGATGTCTCCCGACCCCCGCAACACCTTCAGGGTGCCTTCCGCCACCTACTTGGCAGCGGTCTTGACGGGGAACCCGGGCAGCTTCCCCTCCTTCTGGAGCTGGCGGGCGATCTTCAGCGCCTCGTTCCGCTCCTTCTGGCTCCGCTTGCGGAAGTCGCGCCCGTACAGGCCGGCGTTGAAGATCCGCTGCACCTGCTCGGGGGAGAACTTCCGGTCCTCCGGAACCTCGATCGTCACCTTCACCATCTTCACGGTCGTGGTCGTGGTCGACATTGTCATCATCTCCTGGGTGCTCGGGGCACCCACACGTTGCGATGCACTGTGTACCGGCAACATGTCGAACACAGCGCTTCGCGACACCAACATTATAGCAAATCGCGATCTGAAAATCAAGGGGAGCCCGCTCGATGTCGGGTTCCAGAACGTGGGAGCCGGGTTACGGCAGGTCCTCCTGCACGAGCAGGATGCTCACGATGGATGCCACAAGGCGGGTGAGGGCCTGCTCCATCGGGATCTCCGGGAACAGGGCCATCACCGCGTCCCGGTCCACCGGGCGGTGCGGCGCCTCATCCATGACCGTCGTCACGTTGTTTCCCCAGACGTCGCTGGAGATGTGCGCCCACACGAGCGTGGTGAGGAGATCCTTCCGGTCGCGTCGGTGCATGGCTCGCAAGTGCTCCCTTGCCTGATCCCTGTCCATCTGTGTTCCTCCTGTGTTGTGTTCGTGTCCTATCCTACTCGGCCGCCGTAGCGGCCCGTTCCACGTTCACGATCTCCTGCAGGTAGATCCCGAAGTCGTCCAGTAGCGAGGGGACGTCCCTCTCCGCCCACTGCTCAGGCTCCTCGGCCTCCGACTCCAGGATGTACTCGTGGAGCGTGGTCACCACGCGCTGCACGAAGGCGAGGTCGCGGCGCCTGTTCCTGGAACGGGGCGAGTCGACGGGGTAGTTGATGGTGCACACGTTGCCGAGCTCCGACAGGTCCTGGGTGTCCTCGGTCGTCACGCTAACGATCAGTCTCATGGTATCCTCCGTAAGGGAGGACGAGGAAGGTGCCCACCTTGGGCACCCCCCGCGTCCTACCAGGTCACGCTAGTCGTTGCAGCGGTTCAGGCACTCGCCACGGTCGCCGAGGTGGCCCCCGCACTCCGGGCAAAGGCCCGGGAACCGCTCCTGGTGCCGCGTCTCCAGGTCCGCTGCGAGGGCCCGGAGCCCCTTCACGAGGAGGGGAGTGCCCACGAACCCGTAGTCCTCGAACACGAGTCGGATCATCTCTCCGTCTCCCCAGATGCTGAGGCCGACATCCCGGGTATACGTGATCTTCTCCACATACTTACACGGCCGGGCAATTCTGATCACCGTACAGCAACCGTCGATGCACTCAACGAACACGGACATGTGTCTACCTCCTTCACTGGTTCCTGGCGCTCGGCCCCCACGAGGAGCGGAGCAGCGTCACTCGTAATTGCGTCTTCGACGTAACTCCTTGAATTCGTTCACGTTTTCAACCAGGCAACGATCCACCGTTTGGAAGAAAGAAATAACACAGGCGGGGTGGTACACATCCTAGGCTCCGAGGCTCCTAACGGGTATTGGTCCGGAGGTTCTATATAGGGGATAGATCTACTAGGAGTTTCCTCCTGTAGGATTCGGATTCTCCTCTACGGAAACCCTCCCACCTCTCCACCCCTCTCGGGTTTATTATCTATTACAAACGGTAGGTGGCTGCCTGGTTGAAATCCTGAAGGAATTCAACGGGTTACGTCTATTACGCAATTACTCCGAGGTTTCTCGGCACGTTGGTCCCCCGTTCCGGCCTCGGCCCCACACATATATCCGGCGGGCGGGCGCGGGGCTTAGGCGTGGGGCCAGGTGATCCCCCCCCTTAGGGGGAGGGTGCGCGGGCCACCCTCCCCCTAATCAGCGGATCGCGGTGGAGGCTACTCCTCGCCGCCGTCCTCCTCGTCCTCCCAGAGGGCGGAGCTCACCTTGAGCAACCCCTCCGGCGAGGTGAGCTTCCGGGCCTTCATCAGGGACCGGATCTCCTTCATGATGGCCGCCTGCTCCTTGTTCCGCTTGGTCCGGTACACCCACTGGTCGAAGCCCTTCTTGAGGAACTTCACCAGGCGGTCCTCCGTGAACCCCTGCAGGTCGCGCGGCACGTTGATCGTCACGGTCTTCACCTTGCTCTCGGACATTGTCACTTCCTCCGTCTGTGAACTCGGGACGTGTAGACCTTCCACACATCCCGCTGGTAGGATCGCTCGTAGCATCTGATCTATTATAATGGACGGATCTCACGAAAATCAAGGGGTATCGTCATCTCTCCGATCCCCTGCACACATACTACCGGGCATCGGGCTCAGGTCGCAAGGGCGTCCGGCGTCCGGCATCCACACATATACTAGCGGGGGTCGGGCGCCGCGCAGGGGGGGGCCGGGGGTCGGGCTTGGCCCGATCTCGCCATCCGAAGGGCGCCGCCGGAGGGCGGGCTCGGACCGCCTGCTCCGGGTTGCAGAGGTTATGCTCGGCTACCGTTCGCTACTCGCCCGCCTCAGGAGTCGGCTCCTGATCGGAGGCGGTCTTGCGGACCACCGCCTTGCGGGTGACGCGAGCCTGCAGCTCCTTCAGCTCCTGTCGCAGAGCCGTGAGGCTCTGGTTCCGACCGCGGCGGTACTCGACATCGTACTTGCCGCGCCGGAGGAAGTGGAGGAGCTCCTCGTCCGTGTACTTGCGGTACACGTCGGGGACCTCGAGCGTCCTCTTCGCCATAGTTATCACCTCCTTTCCGTATGGATTTGGGAGCGTGAACGATGGCGCCCTTCTTCCTGTGGTGTTTGTGTGTGTCTATAGGTTCCCTTCTGGGGGTGACCCATGCCCCCCCCAAATACCGCTTTCAAGCGGTTCGGGGACGGGCGCACCTATTCCCAGGGGAGGGGAGGGGAAGGTCCGCTCGGCCACGCACCCGGCTCCCCGGCCTTGCCCCCGGGCCACGTGGACCAGCGTCCCCTAATCGACCTTGCTTTTCTGCAGAAGCGGCCCTATCCTAGATCGGTAGAGGCTGGAGGAATCCATGGCAACCCCGGAGCCCCCGGAGATCAGCACCCTGCTCGCGAGCCCGACCGCGGATCGGGCGGAGGCGACGAAGTCCCTCACGCAGAAGGTGGCCTCGCTCACCCACGCGGGTTGGAAGGCCTCCGAGATCGGGGAGGCCCTGGGGCTCACCGCGGGCTACGTCAACCGGATCCTGGACCGGGAGGAGACCGTCGCGTACCTGGAGCGGCTCCGGCGCTCCCAGGAGGCCCATGCGATTCTTCTCAAGGACACGCTCCGGGTGCGGGCCTTCGAGGTCCTGGAGGGCCTCCTAGACCTCTTCGCAGACGCCAGCACCCCACCGGCCACGCGGGCCACGATCGGCTTCGGACTCCTGGACCGGGAAGGCACGCTCAGCCCCCGGACCGAGGTGAAGCACACGGGAGCGGTGAAGGTTGTCTCGGACGACGCCCTGGATAGGGTGATCACCGCAATGGAGTCGAGAGGAGAACCGTCACGGAGCTGATGACGGATCCCGAGTACGCGGCCGCCTCCGCGGACCTTTACGGGACCGTGGACGAGCGCACTGGCCAGGTGCTCCCCGTCCGGGAGATGGTACGCACTCTCGGCCGGGAGCGCTTCGTGGCCTACATGGTCACCCGGGGGCTCCGAGACCTCTACTTCTTCGACCGCGCCATCCTCGGGTACGCCCAGATGGTCCCTCACTTGCACGGGGACCTCTGCGATTTCGGAGCCGACCCGACCCATCTGCGCAAGCTCTACCTGATACCGCGCGGGCACTACAAGAGCTCGTGCATCACGATCGGCAAGACCCTCCAGAAGATCCTCCGTGATCCCACCCGCCGGATCGGCATCTTCCACGAGACCGCGGTGATGGCCTGGTCCTTCGTCGGGGTCATGGAAGCCCACCTCACCCGCAACGAGCTCCTCCGGCAGCTCTACGCGGATAGGATGCCTCCCGTACCAATCCCCCGCACCTGGCCCTGGCGCAAGGACGGGTTCAGCCTGCCCCGACCCCAGGAGTTCCCGGAGCCGACCGTCCTTGGACTCGGCGTGGGAGGCGCTTCCCAAGGCAAGCACTTCACGGATATGGTCTGGGACGACCTCATCGGCGAGGAGGCCGCCGCCAACGAAGAGGTCATGGAGAAGGTCATCGACTGGATGAAGAAGGGGGAATCCCTGTCCGTGACCCCCCACGAGCTCGTCCTGGACATCATCGGTACCCGATGGGGCTACTTCGACATCTATTCCTGGGCGATGGATGAAGGGTACCCCTCCCTGCCGGTGTTCCACCGTTCCGCCGTGGTCCAGGAAGGGGACCAGAAGCGTCCCCTGTTCCCGGAGCAGTTCACGATGGAGGTCCTGGACGAGCTCGCTCGGAAGGACTTCTATATCTTCTCCTGCCAGTACCTCAACGACCCCATTTCCTCGGAACTGAATGACTTCCACCCGGAGTGGCTCCGGTACTACTCCAAGGAAGACCGGGCCATCGGGCCCTCCCACGTCCCGTACGTGGTGCAGGAGGATACCCGGGAGATCGACGAGGGTCAGTCGGAGGAGCGTCTTTCTCGCATGACCGTCCTGATCCACGTGGATCCCTCCCCCGGGCTGGTCGAGGGCCTGAAGAAGAAATCCGCCCGGCACTCCCGCCCGTCGATCCAAGTGGTAGGCCTAGCGTACCCCCGTCGCGTATTCCTCCTACACTGCTTCCTCGAGCGCTGCTCCGTGGACGCCCTCACGGATAAGATCCTGGACTACGTGGAAGCGTACGACGAGTACCTGCGGTGCGTCACCATGGAAGCGCACGGGTGGACCCGGATGCTTCGTGCTCCGCTCCTCAAGCGAGCGTCCGAGCGGAAGATCGCCCTCCACGAGGGCCGGGTCAAGGAATACACCAAGTCCGCCGCCACGGCAAAGGAAGCCCGGATCCGGAAGCTGGTCCCGTACTTCGCCGACGGCCAGATCTTCATCGAGCACGGGAACTACGAACTGGAGAAGGAATACCGGGCGTTCCCCCGTGGGCGGAGCTGGGACGGGCTCGACGCCCTCGCACAGGGCCCGGACTACTGGGAGCCCTGGCCGGAGGCTCCCACCCTGTACCGGCACCCTACCATCCACGACACCGTGACCGAGGACCAAGGCAGGTCCGAGGTCACCGGTTACTAGGAGGTTTCCGTGGCACACGCGGTCCCGAACCCAGCCATGTTCCCGGTGCCAGGGCGGCTCGAGCCCGGCATCCGCTACCTGTGGGTTCACACGTCCCTGATCCCCCGCTACCTCAAGGCCTTCCACAAAGTGGAAGGGGAGCAACACGAGGTGGACGGGGAATCGTATATCCTGATGTCCAAGGGCACCGCCCTCCGTGGGTTCGCCCCTGGCAACCTCGCCACGGATCTACTTGTGGCGATTCCCGACGAGTGGGTGGACTCTCCGGACACCCCTCCAACTACCCCTGATCCGGAGCCAACCCTGCCTCCACTCGTCGTGGAATCGCCTCCATCTACCATCCCTGATGACTTCCCGGACATCCCCGTGCGTAGGGAAGCTCCGGAGGAGCAAGAGGAGGCTACGTGATGGGCAAGAGCAAGAAGAAGGGCAAGGGGCGTCCGTCTACGCCCCGCCCCGGGTACTAGGTCGCACCGATGCCCGTGGTCCTGGATCCAATCGATCTCTCGACTGGTGACCGTGACGTCATGGCCACCATTCTGGACGGTTGGATCCAGGATGCCTCGGAATCCCGCAGGGAGCAGGCGCGGAGCTGGCAAGAAGACCTACGGACGTACGAGGGGCAGACCAAGTCCCGTACCAAGAACTGGCCGTGGCCCAACGCGTCGAACCTCCACATCCCGATGAAGCAGATCACCACGGACGCCATCGTGGCCCGCCTCCACGACGCCATCTTCGCCCACGAGAACGTGTGGGTGTCCGAGACCGAGGATCCCGACTTCGTCGAGCTCGGCCGGGACATGGAAGGGTTCCTCACACGTGAGGCGCTCACCCGCTGGCATCTGAAGCGGGTGTCCAAGCAGTGGCATCTCGAATCCGTGCTCCTCGGCACCAGCTTCTGCAAGGGCCTCTGGCTCGACATGCGCCGGTGGGCGCTCGTTTCCTCCATGCAAGGGAACGAAATCGCGGAGATCATCGACCACTACGGGCCGTACTTCGACCCGATCGTGATCGAGAACATCCTTCTCCCACCCCGGACCCGAGCTATCAATGGCCCCTTCCGGTGCCAGTGGGTCGCCCACGTCTCCCAGCTCACGTGGGACGAGCTGAAGCAACGCCAGTCCTGGGGCTACCGGGACGTGGACCGGATCAAAACCGACCTGCACTCGTCCTGGGAGGCCGAGATCAAGGAGGAGCGCGATCGGATCCTGGGCATCCAGAAGATCCGACGTATCGACTTCGACATGTTCGAGTTCTGGTCGTACTTCCCGATCCACGAGCTCAAGCGGTTCCCGAACCGCAAGGTGACCCTGCCGGACGGAGGCTCCGAGACCCGGCTCTACGCCGAGCTCGTGATCTCCTACAACCACCGGTCCCGGGTCATCCACCGAGTCATGGAAAACTGGAACCGGGATGGGAAACGACCCATCTTCGCGTTCCCGTACATCCCCCGCGTCAACTCCATCTACGGGAAGGGTGTAGGCCGCACGATCCACGCGATGGACGCGGCCCTGTCCACGATCCACAACCAACGCATCGACAACGCTACCATCGCGAACACCCGCGTGTGGAAGGCGAAGAAGAACGTGGTTCGGGACCAGTCGATCCACCCGGGCAAGATCATCTGGGTCTCTGAGATGGGCGACATCGAGCCGATGCAGCACGGGGAGGTATACCAGTCGTCCCGGGACAACGAGATGATCCTCCGGGACTACATCGAACGTGCCACCGGCGTAGTGGACTACACCCTCGGTAAGGAATCCGAGATGGGGAAGTACTCCGCTACGGCGACATCCACCGTGGCCCTGCTCCAGGAAGGTAACCGCAAGTTCAACTTCGCGCTGGACGACTGGCGGGAGACGTACAACGAACTGGCCACGTGGGCGCTGCTGCAGTACAAGGAGTACGGGTTCCACGAGGCGGGGATCCTCGAGGCTGTGATGGGGGCGGAGCGGGCTCAGCGTCTGGTGGCCGCCCTGTCCGCGCAGAGCTCGTCTCCGGACCTGGCCATCTTCAAGTTCAACCTGCGCGCCTCCACGGTGGACGAGAGCCCCAAGGCCCGCATGGAACGAAACATGGTGCTCGCGGAGATGACCGAGCGCTTCTACATCCAGATCATGGACCTGGTCACCCTCATGACTCGCGGGGTAGACGCCATGGGGATGCCGATCGGTCAGGCCCAGCGCACCGTGGCCCTGGAAGCGCTCCAGGCCGGGATCGCCCTCTACAAGCGGGTACTCTACACCCTCGACGTGAAGGATCTGGAGAGCTACCTGCCCAACGAAGCCAAGCTTCAGGAGGCTATCCTTGCGACCCTCAAGTCTGGGACAGCTCAGGTCCCTCCACCACTGCCTGAGAACGCAGGAGGGCCGGGTGCTCCTGCTCCTGGCCAAGGCGGAGCTGGACCAAGTCCACGTGGAAATGGAGAAGATCGGAGCGCCGGTCGACTTCGCCCGGCTCCAGGGCAGGGCGCAGGTGCTCCGTGATCTACTCGAGATACCCGAACTGAAGGAGACCGACTTTGACCATGCCAAGGATCCCGTTCAAGGGGGCGCCTCAGAAGACACCGGCTACTGACCCCCCGGCAGAGCCCGGACCTGTAGAGCAGATCCTGGCCCTCGTCCAAGAGCTCAAGGGAGGCCTGGACAGCCTCCACAACCGTGTCGCCTCGATCGAGAAGATCACCACGAATCCGCCGAGGGAGCCTCGTCGAGAGGAGTACCCCCCGGACGTGACGCTGGAGGATATCCAGGAGAACCCGCTCGAGGCGGGTCGGCGTCTGGTGCGCGAGGAAGCTGGTCGCCTCATGGCAGGGCCCACCACGATCACCGTGATGAACGCGATCCGCAGCGCCGAGGATCGCCTCCGCGCCGACCCGAAATGGAACTGGGCGTGGGATCACGTGAAAGAGGCCTACGAACACCAGAAGTCGGAGATCATGCAGAGGGATCCCACCGCGCTGGCGATCGTGTTCCCGAACGGGGACACCGGCGTCGACCGGGCGTACCGGTTCGCCCTCGGCAACTCGATGCCGGAGATCCTCGAGAAGCTGAAGCAGGTGAAGCCTGCACCGTCGGCTCCCCCGCCCAGGCGAGTGGCCCCCCCGCGAGTCGAGCCAGGAGGAGCGCGGACTCCCACCCCTGCTCCCGACGGCGAATCCCCGGGAGCCGGAGGCGAGGCTGACCTCACCCCCCGCGAGCTCACGGTGGCCAAGCAGTTCCGGATGACCCCCCAGCAGTACGCCGCGGCCCGTGACCGATCGGATCTCCTGTTCACCCATCCCGAGGCGGCGGAAGAGGAGGTCCCCGGTGGCTGAGCTACGCATCCTCGTATCCTCCACCGACGGCAAGGCTGCCGCCGAGGTGTATGACGAGTTCGAGCCGCTCGAGCTGCCCTGGAAGCCACCTGGATACATGCCCCGTTGGGTGGACCGAGACAACAGGGTGTTCCCGACCCGGGTGCGCCAGGGATGGCGCCCGGCGGACGTGGAGAAGGACTTCCGGGCGAAGGGCTGCCCTGAGAATCTCCTCCCCCAGGTTGTCCAACCTGGCGGGGAGATCCACTTCGGGGACTCGATCCTGTGCCTCATGCCGGTGGAACTGGCCCGCAAGCGGTACCAGGCCATGGTGTCGAAGACCCAGATGAGTCGCCGTGCAGCGATCGAGCGCGCGGAGATGGAGGGGGAACGCCTGGCTCACCACTTGCGCGCAAGGGGCTTCCCCCGCATCGGGAAGAATATCGTCCTCTCCGCCAAGGAGGCGGAGGCAGGTGACGACGAGAACTACAGTGTCCGAACCCGAGACGGCCAACGTTACGGTGACGGTGGCCCGGACCGGGGACGACGGTAGGAAGGAGACCCGCACATGCCTGGTTGGAACACAAGCAAGTCGTCCACTCGAGCCGCAGCACAGATTCTCCTCAACGCACAGTTCGTGCGCCGCCTCGGGCCCGGATCTCCGGTGCACGAGTTCCAGGAGATCGCAGCTGCCACGTTCGAAGCGGGACAGTTCGTAGCAGTCGATGCTGCCACAGGGCAGATCCAGGAGGCTGCCACCGGTGCCGCTGCGGTGCTGGGCGTGGCCACCAAGGGCGCCACGGGCCTGGCTGGTTCCACGATCCCCGTGATCGTCGGGGCCGAAGACGTGATCTTCCTCATGGCCTGCGACGCGACCCCTGCCCTCGAGGACATCATGGAGTACCACGACCTGATCATCTCCGGCGGCGGAGTGCACCAGGTGGACGTGGGCGTCGCGGCCGATGCCCTCTTCCAGATCGTCGGCCTCCCGGCCGGCTACAACGACTCGACCTCCCCCAACTTCCAGAAGGCGTACGTCCGCGTGATCACCTCGCAGTGGGGTCATCGCGACGCGGCGGCGTGATCAAGAAGGAGAACCTCCCTCATGGCATCCACAGGCAGCCTTGCCCGACTCCTGGACCCTGGATTCCGGCACGTGTTCTACGATTACCTGGAGAAGCATCCGATGGAGTACTCCCGGATCTTCAACGTGGAAACGTCCGAGCGTGCCTACGAAGAGGACATCGTGTATGCCGGTCTGGGCCCGGTCCCGGAGAAGCCGGAAGGCACCAACGTTCTCTACGACGACATCATCCAGGGCAACATCGTCCGGTTCACCCACATCACCTACGCAAGTGGGTGGCGCGTCACCGAGGAGATGGCGGACGACGACCTGTACGGGGTAACCCGGCGGGTAGTCCTCGCCCTCGCACGGTCGGCCAAGCACACGATCGAGACCATCGCCTGGGACACGATCAACTTGGCCTTCGACGCCACACGGGTGGGTCAGGACAACATGCCTCTCTGCAGCACGGCGCACCCGCTCCTCGGCGGTGGCACCGCGTCCAACATGCCGGCCACACCGCTGGACCTGACGGCGGCCAACCTGCAGTCGGCCCTCGACAACTTCGAGAGGCAGAAGGATCACAGGCAGCTCCCGGTCGCGATCTCGGCCCGCCACCTGTTGGTCCCCCCCGAGCTGAAGTGGAAGGCCCGGGAGCTCCTGCAGAGCACGAAGAAGCCCGAGACGGCGCAGAACGACCCCAACGCGCTCCTGGAAGAGGACCTGAGCTACTTCACCAGCCACTACCTGACCTCCACCAGCGCCTGGTTCGTCCACGCCAACAAGGACGAGCATGACCTGCGGATCTACATCCGCAGGCCGATCCGCATGCGCTCGTCCGATGACTTCGACTCTGGAGACATGAAGTCCAAGGTGGACTTCCGCTGCTCCGCCGGCTTCATGAACTTCTGGGGCTTCTGGGGCTCCCAGGGGGCGTGACCGACCACCGATCCCTGAACGGTACCTTCACCAGGTAGGCCCCGGCCTGCCGTAAGGAGATCACATGCCTACTCGTTGGGACCAACTTCTCACGTCCGAAGAGGCCCTTCTCGGCATCCCCGAGGCGAGGGACCTCCCCATGTGCCTTGTCGACAGGAACAGCGGCTTCGCAGTCGACGAGGACTTCCACGTGCTCAACGCCACGGACTATCCAGCAACCGTGATCGGCGCGCCCGTCGCCAACACCGTGGGTCTCCTCGCTGCCGGTGCCGTGTACTACGAGCAGGGGGCACTAGCACTCGACGCCGGTACCGCGGACAGCACGGGGGTCTGGACCGGCCTGGTCGTGCCCTCGATCTACCATGCAGGGGCCTGGGGCAACCCCATCGCACCCCCGTACGACCTGCGTCAGGTAGCCAGGTTCCGAGCTCGCCTCACCCAGGGCACGGGGCCCAACGGAGCCTGGAGCCTCGGGATGCGGTCCGCATCCGCTCCACTCACCACGACCGGGAGTTTGTCCGTCACCGCCAACGCAGGGTGGGGGTTCCGGGTCGACGGAGCCCTGAGCCTCTTCGCCTGGGAGTCCGACTTCAACAACGCCAACGAAGCGGATTCCGGTATCGATCTCGTCCTAGGCTCCTGGTATGACTTCGCCATCACCATGGAGAAAAGGGCGGGGGCAGGCCTGGTAACCGGGAAATCCTGCAAGTGGTACTTCAAGCCGGCTGGGGCACGTCGTTGGAGGAAGGTCCGGGATACGCCCGATCTCGTATTCCCCAACGCTGCAGGGCCCTTCCGCCCCAACTTCGGCGTTGTGAACTCTACGGGGGACAACACTCTCCTCCTCGTGGACCGGTACGTCGTGGCCGGTACCCGTGGCTCGGGAGTCGCGTGATGAAGCGAGCCCTTCTCCTTCTCCTCCTAGGGTGGCCCGGACTGGCGTGGGCCGTAGCCGCGCAGTTGGGCCCGGCTAACAATGTAGCGCGTACCCCCGGGGCGTCCGGGGACGTCGCTGCATGGCGCTGGACCTGTTGCCTGGACCTAACAGAGAACGGGTGCGACACTGCGACCCGTACGGATTCCTGTGAAGACGGAGACTGGGTTGGCCCCTTCGACTGCACGGGAAAGGGGGATCTAAAGGTCCAGCTGGCCGTGCCCGCTGTGGACGTCAACGCCGCGGAACTGACCGTGCGTGCCTTCGACTGTGAGGATCCGTTGCCATCCCCAGCTGGCCTCGGCGACGTGACCCCACTTTCCGAGCCCACGTGCTCGGAGCTTACAAGTGGCCTATTTGTAGGTGTGAACCTCTCAACCGGAGACTCAGACGGGGTCCCCGCCAGGCGCCTCATCGAGCGAGTCTCTACCGGACAATTCCGGTTCCTGATGTTCCTCCTTGACTGTGTAGGTGGATGTGATGAACTGGACGCTCGCGTGCGCTGTCAGCGTTAGCGCGTTCCTAGCGCTACTCCCCCGTGAAGGGTACGGGGCGCGGTGTACCATGTACACCCTGCCCACTCTTCCCACCCATGCGTATAGTTCCTCCCACTGCTTGGGGGCGTACCAGCCTACCCATAAGGCTATGGACTCGTACGTCGCCTGGGCCTACGGGGCGGACGGGACCGGCAGACTCGTCGCGTTCCGTAACCCGGAAGGTGCGTTTGCGTACTGCCAACGCTGCGACCCGAGTACGGGAGCAGGTACACCCTCTGAGTTCGGCGGGATCGACAAGCGATGGTTCGGCATCCACTTCGCCTCCGGTGCGATTTGGGAGAACCCAAACGAAGGTTGCTTGCTCGGAACCGAATGTGTGTTCGATGCAGCCGACGGAGGGGACGCTAACACCTACATCGACGACATCCACGGACCCAACCTAGCTTCCACCGTACTACCGAACGACCGCGAGCTTCTGCACGACAGCAGCCTCAACAACTGTGACCCGGGTGGAACAGCTAACTGCACAGACGATACCACCGCGCATGACTCGACCGCCGCCGCGATGGCTGTAGGTCGTGTGTTCCCAAATCGTGACATTGGCGTAGCGCACAACGCCAAGTACCTCGCGCTCAGCCTGAACACCATTGGGGTGCAGGAGGAGGCCCTGTTCGACTACGCGGTGGAGATGGGTGTCACAGCGATCTCCGCTCCACGCTGTACGACCGATGCCGTGGGCTCCGGGCTAACCTGTCAGGCAGCGTGTGAGGACTTCTACGCGACCCACGACACCGATCTCGACGGCACAGGACCATTCTACGCAAACGAGATGGCCGCCGGGACTGCCGCTACCGGGTTCATCTGTTCGTCCTGCGTACCATCTCAGGTGTCCGTTCTGCCGTTGGACCCGCGTACCAAGGCACCGCACGACAACTGGTGTCGGGCTCTACCCCTCTCCTCGCTGGATGACATGAGCATCTACGCCTACTCAGTAACGTGGGACTCGGCGGCGGCAAGCTGGACTTCCGGCACCCTCGCTGGAGTGCTGATGGTCATGTGCGAGCGATACGCCTGCTCCAGTCCGCCGACGCGCGTGCAGCGGCTCGCAATCATGCAACGCCTCTGCCGAACGGCGGACAAGATCGGCTCCACGGCCTACGCAGCGGCGTGGCCGAAGGGCACAACGGAGTTCCCCGGCGCTGCTTGGAACGTAAATCGGTGGAACGATCAGTACGGGTGCGGAGTCATCAACCTCGGCCGCGCGGTGACGGAGAAGCTCTCCGGGCTGGACTATTGATGCTGAAAGTCATCTCCACGCACGAGATCGCCGCGGGCACGCGCACGCTCATGTACAGCGGGACGCCGCTCGTGGAGCACGAGGGGGATCTCTGGATCACCTACGCGCTGAAGGCAGACGGGCACGTTTACCTGAGTCGCGTCATGGGTGACGAGACGGTGCGCGTTTCGCACGTCGCGCTGGAACCCGGCAAGGACAACGTGCATTGGGCTCCTGCGGTCGGGGTGTGGAACGGCGAGCTCGTGGTCGCCTACCCGGAGCGCGACGCCGGCCACGGGTGCGTGCGCGTGCCCGGCAAGGAGCCGATCGACCTCGCTTGCCGCATCAGCATGGACTACGCCTTCGACGGGCCGTGGCTGCACGCGGCCGGCGCGCTCGTGGGCGGCGACGGCTTCGACTGGTTCCGCTTCGGCCTCGCCGGAGTCGGGCGCGTGGTGGTGAACGCGCGCACGATCCCCGGCGGCTACGAGCAGGTGGAGTTCCGCGCGCGGGCGGGCCGGGCGGTGTGGCTCGCGGTCGAGTCTCCGAATCAGGTGCGCCGAGGCCCGCTATGCGCGGCCGAGGTGTCGGAGTCCGGGCGCTTCCGCCCGCTCGGCTCGTCCGCGTGGGAGTCGCCACCGCTTGACGCGCAGGCGGCGCGCTACCGCATCTTCGACGGCGACGTGGACATGGGCTCCGAGTGCTCGTGGGATCTCGACGCCGCGGGGGGGCTCGTCATCGCGCTCAAGACTCCCCGGACTGGGCGAACGGTCGCCGGTCGGTGCGCGTGGTCGCAGAGTCCAGACGATCCGCGGTGCGACCTTCGGCTGTGGCGCGACGGCGAGGTCGGAGAGCCGATCCCGGTCTGGGTGAGATCGTGGACGAACCAGCACCCGGTCGTGTGGGGCGACAAGCTGCTCGCGACGTGGGGCGACTACGCGGCCGGAGCGCGCGCGGATCTCCACGTCTGGACCGGCGCGACGTGGCTCGCAGTCGCCGGCTCCGGGGTGATCGACGCGATGGTGGACTACCGGCTCGCGGACGGGCGGCTCGCGCTCGCGTGCTGGGAACGCGCCACCGGGAAGCTGTGGGTGCTGATACTGGAAGAGGAATAACCTCATGGCAGATGGACTTGGCGACGACAACGGAAGGCGTCCGATCCCTGACCCGACGGTCCTCACCACGCAGCAGCTCCTTCGCGAGCTCGCCTGGCTACGCGAGGTCCTCGAGACGAGACTCAATGGGATGGACAAGGCCATCGAGCTGTTGCAGAAGACAACAGATATGGCGCCCGCGAGAATGGACGAGAAGATCAAGGCAGCGATCAGCGTCCACGACCAGCGGTTCGAGAGCATCGTGCAGCAGTTCAGCGAGCGCGACGTGCGCGGCGAGACGAGCAAGCGCGACAGCAAGGACGCGCTCGACGCCGCACTCGCGGCCCAGAAGGAGGCGGCTGAGAAACAGGCCGTGGCCTTCGGTCAGTCCGTCGCCAAGAGCGAGTCTTCGACCGACAAGCGCATCGACCAGATCTCCACGCTCGTTAGCGCCACCGCAGCCGCGCTGGAGGGCAAGGTGGCTGACGTGAAAGAGCGGGTGGGGCGCATCGAGGCACGCGGCGAAGGGCAGACCTCGCAGAAGACGGAGGCTCACGCCGACACGCGCAGCACGCAGGCGAACCTCCACCTGATCGTGACCGGCGTCTCGCTCCTGTTCGCTATTGTGATGGGAATCTTGGCGGTGTTCAAGTGAGTGACCGAGTCGAAGTTGACGGCGCGCTCGACCGCGTCATCGAGAGCGGTGAGTGGGTCGAGGTCGTGGGAGGCTACGACCGGATCGTGTGCTGCGACTGCGGGCTCGTCCACGATATGGACTTCCGCGTTCGCAACGGCCGGGTCCAGTACCGACCACGGCGCAACAGGCGTGACACTGCGCGGATGCGCGCGAAGAGGGAGACCCTATGAACCTCGGAACCATCCTTCTGATCGTCGTCGTCCTCATGCTGGTTGGCGTGCTGCCGGTGTGGCCGCATGCACGGGCGTGGGGGCCTGGGCCGAGTCAAGGCATCGGCGCGGTTCTGGTTGTGATCCTCGTCCTCTACCTGCTGGGCTACCTACGGTGACGATACGCGGCGCTGTCGTCGCGGTTGTGCGTCCACCTGTGGTAGCGATCTTGCTCCTGATCCACTCAATTCGCTACGGCGGTGCGCGGCGCTGGTTCAAGGATCGCTGGCGCAGCGTGCGCGGCGCGACACACCCGGAGGACTGGTGAGCAGCTACGACCCGATCAAGCTGCGCGCTGAGCTCACGCGGGACGAGGCTCGTCGTACCTCGCCCTACCTCGACTGCTGCGGTCAGTCGTGGCGTCTTTGCACCTGCACGTCGAAGGGGCATCTCACGATTGGAGTCGGATGGAATCTCGACGCCAACCCGCTGCCGGAGTGGGTCGTGGATCTGCTCCTCGACCTCTCGATCGGCAAGGCCGAGCGTGGGCTGGACGCCATCGAACCTCAGTGGCGTGACCTCAACGACGAGCGCCAGCGCGTGCTGATGAACATGTGCTTCAACCTTGGCGCGGCCGGCCTCGCATCGCTCACCTCGTTCTGGGCCCACATACGGGACTACTTCTCCAACGGGCACGAGGCGAGCCTTGACAAGGCCGCAGATCGAATGCTCGCTTTCAAGTGGGCGGCTCAAGTCGGGCCGCGCGCTCAACGACTGGCCGCGCTGATGCGGCCGAACAGGGGGTAACCATGATCCCGTTCTTCAGGCGCTTCTTCAGCGACGAGGGGCTCTTCCAGCGCGTGATGCGCGGCGCGGCGCTCGGTGGAGCGATGGTGCTCGGGCAGACGGCCGCGACCGGGCAGGTGATCCCGGTGACGCGCACCGGCTGGGCGGCGCTGGTGCTCGCCACCTTCGGCGGCATGATCGCGGCTCCGACGGTGCCCGCGCTGACCTCGGCCGGCAAGCTCGAAGTGCGCGCCCCCGACGGCACGATTGCCGGCGCCGCGGCCATCCCGGTCAAGCCGGCGGCCTGACGATCAAGACGACGGCGAAGGAGGACTAGGAGGGCCGGATGCCCTACTCCACTCTCACCATCAGCTGTCAGGTGGGCCGGGAGTCCCCTGGCGGGTTCTACGTGGACAACCAGTACTTCATCACTGTGGGAGAAAGCCACCTCGGCATTCGCATCCCGATCGTGGGAGTGGAGAAGGGCCTCTTCGTCCTCGGTCGGATCACGAGCGCGCTGGATATCCTGTTCTCGGGGGCCTCGTTCCCTGCCCCGCGCTTCTTTGCCTTCACGCTGGCCACCGTGGACCCGGCCAGCCCCCCGGCGCCCTTCTCTGACTCCAACCTGCCGTCGGCGCAGCCCACGCTTGCCCAATTCAACCGCGGGTTCCTGGTTCAAAACCCCGGTTCCGCCGCCCCGGGGGAGGATACCAGCGTGGCCTTCCCCGAAGCGCTCATTGCCGATATCGAGGCGCGGATCCAGTGGGTGACCCACCATCCGCTCTGGACCCCCGGTGACGCGGTGGGTATCATCCTCTCCAACCCGTCCTTCGGCCCAGTTGACCTCTCCAGCTTCATGGAGTTCGGGAACCTCAGCTTGGGTCAGTGGGATTCCCTGGCCCTCCAGTATGCGGTCCTGAACGAACCCTCGAGTATCGCGAACCGGCAACAGGGCTCCCGCTGGTTCCTATGTCCCCGATGCGGGAACGAGGAGCCCGCTTCCGCAGCGGTGTTGGACGGGGAGGTCCCGAGGATGGTGGTCTGCCGAGACTGCCGGGATGAGCCCGGGCGCAGGGATTCACGAGCCCCCAGGGAGAGGAGTGACAGGCTATGGCCGCGCCTATAACGCCTGAGGAGCGTGCTCGGCGATCCCCCTCCATTGCCGAGGCACAAAGGCGCTATTACGGGCTCCCGCCCATTTCCGAGCTCGCCGGTATCCCATTGTCCGTGCGAACCTCGAAGGAGTACCCGGAGGAATCCCCGTCCTGGGTACGACGTGGAGAGAGCACGGCTAGGCCCCGGCGGCGGGTACCCCACTGGTCCGAGACGGTACTTGGTATCTGGAGCCTCTTGGAGTCCGCCTTCCCGGGAGGGGGCAGGGGCCGCGGTGCGCCGCAGGCTATG